ATGATAAAATTTTATCATGTACCATCTCACCAAAAATAGTTTCATCTGATCCCTCATAGCCATGAAACATATCATGATTTCCCACATTTGAAAATAATTGTAATCCCTGTGATTTAAATGATTCTAAAACTCTTTTGTTTTTTCTATATTTTTTAAATGACCATTTATCTTCTGTGCTTGAATCAAAAACATCTCCTGTAAATATACAATGTACAATATTATTCTTTACACTATAATCCTTTATAAAATTTAATTTATTAGTAATAGCTTTTTCGTAATTTTTTCTAATACGGTTTTGGAATCCAAATGAAAGATGAGGATCTTTCATTGTAATGAATTCAAATACCATTATACTTGCTGCTCAATTAAATATGATAGCATTTTATGTCCAATATCTTCTACTCTAATATCTAACATTTCAATTGTTGATTTTAATGCAATTGCTTGTCCAACAAATAAATTAATTTCCCGTTTTCGATGTTGATCTAGAGCAAAATTAAAATCTGATTTATTATAATCTCCAAATGATGAAATCTTATCATATACCAAAGTTATAACAGCATTAGCTAATTCTAACATTTGATTATTAATTTTAGTTCTAGTGTTTTCTTTATCTAAAATAATAAGTTTTCGAATTCCCGATTTAATAGGATTAGATACATCAGATGATATTAAATCGAGTTCTATTAAAGTTTTTTTGAATTCTAATAATATAGGACTTCCCTCTAAAATAGATAATAAATTACTATCATTAAATTCTTTTATGAACTCTTTTATAAATTCTGGTCTATCTTTATTTTTATCAATAATTTTATTTTTTAATACATTAACAATTGATATAAAATTTTCATCAATTTCCGCTAGAAGTTTATCATCACTAATATTTAATGCATGTGCAGCTTTTTTAATTTTAGAATTTGATAAAATTAAATCTCGAAATTTATCAACATAATTTGAAACATCTTCTATTTTATCATTATTAACATTATCTGTTTTAAGAGATTTAAAGAACTGATTAATTGAATCTAATACACCATATTCATCTGGTTTAACTTTGTTATTTTCAGAGAATAACTTATAATCACTCAAACATGTTCTATATAATTCTTCTTCTCGTGTAACTGTCCATACAAAATTGTATAAATCTATGTCTTTTAAACCATCCATTCTTTTAAAAATTTTTAAGTTCTCTTCTTTATTTAAACCGTAAGTCATTTTGTAATCTCCAATATATATTTTAATTTAATTTGATCATTGTTGAACACAATCATTTCATCATTCTGTATTCCACTCTTACCTGGCTGTGCCCAATATGAGTCATACCCTTTATCTGGTTTTTTACTTCTGCTTCTACTAGGTACTTGATAATTACCTAATGCTACATCAGCAATAAACATATAGATTTTATCCTTTTTTTGTGAATTGTTCCAGTACATACCATCACAATAATTTAAACTTTTTGTACTTTGATTTGCAAAATATAAACCTTGTCCAAACATATAACCAGTACTTTGACCTGGACTATATTTTGGCATTAACAAACCACTTTTTAAAATACTCAATAAATTAGCTACTCTCGTTCCATGAAATAATTCCATTTGATTATTTAAATCATATCTGTAATTTTCTTCCTCTTTACCAAGACTTACCTTAAAAATATTACTTATTTTATAAGAATTATGACCATGCCTATTATTCTTTGAATTATTAAACAACTTTTCTAATCGTTTATATTCAACTTTATCTTTTAAATGTAGCACACTTGCACTAAATATTTTATCTACTTTATTTGAAGAATTATCATTCTTTATTGATTTCTCTGAATTGATAATATCTAAAGATTTTAATAAAGATGTACATATATCTAATTGTTCTTCTACTTTTTTATTAGTAATTAAAAGATTCTTGTAATTACGAAGATCTTTAATTTTTGTAGGAATTATGCTAAAATATTGTTCATTTAATCTTACAAATTCATCATATTTTATATCTGATAATTTTCCCATACTATCTTGAAAAGTATCAATTAACTCTAATAAATTAATTGCTTCTTCGACACCTTCTTTTGTTATAATACCTAAAGCTGTTTTAAAATAACCTGTTTTTATATCATATTTTATTTTTGTATTACTTGTGATATTATGAATATTTTGCTTAACTATGGTGTCGATAAAAAGTTTACTTACATCATCTGTTTTAATCTGTTCCATAGCAATCTCTAAAATATTACCTTTTCTATCAGATGTTTCTTCTAATAATTCTAAATCAACTTTTGCTTCTGTGTACCCCTTTTTAATTTTCTCTTTCATTTTTTTATTAAACATCTTTTCACCACCTGAATAAGATGTTTTTTGTGGTGAGCTTCCAACTCGACCATATTCAACATGAACAGTATCTCCAATTAATTCTAATTGATAATACTTGTTTCTATTATTCTTTGTGTCTACAAAAATTAACATTTTCTTCAAAATTAATCCTTTAATTAAGCCTTTAATAAATTCTCTAATAACAATTCTTTTGTTAAAAAAACTTCCTCTTCAAGAAGCCATGCGGAATTCATTCCTCCGTTTTGATATTTTGTTTTATATTTAATTTTAGATAAATTCGTCCCATCTGAGAAGACTTTTGCTGAAATTTCATGGATGTCTGCGGATTGTATTTTATTATTTTCCATGAAATAAACAGTATTTCCAATATCTGCTTTTGTTTCAATTCTCATGATTGTTCCAATACTTGCAATTCAGCTTCTTTTGCTATTATTGTGTCTTGGTATTGTTGTGCAATCACTTTTAATTCTTCGATATTAGTTGTACCAAATTGTTGTAGAAACAAATCTTCATTTGTTTTTATAGACTGCTCTGTTAAGATTATATCCCTATTTACCTTTTCAATCTCGGCATTAATTTGATTCTTCTTTGCTTGATATTCTTCTAGTTTTGTCATTTATTTTTCCTTTATAAACCTATATTATATTTGATAAATAATAGTTTTAATTTATTATTATCATAAAAATTTGATGGATGAATATTCGATTTAGAAACATTACATTTTTTGCACAATAATACAGCGTTGCCATTTGTAAGAGGAGTTCCTGTACTTAACGCCAAATGATGATCAATCTCTAATTGTTTAGTAGATAAACAATTAAAACATTTAAAATTAAATCTTTTAAACACATTTAATCGATCATTAGCCGAAAAATTTTCTTTTACTTTTTTTCGCATAGCTCGTCTTTTTGCATTTTGAACTCTTTTTTGCAACAACCCTTTTTCTGTTTTAAAATATTTTCTAGAATATCTTTTAAACAATTCTTTATTATTACTTCTGTATGATTGTCTTGTTTTGTTTTTATCGATATTTTTAAGTTTCCACATTTTAGAATGTTGAACGCGCCAATGTTTGTCTTTAGCTCTACATTTTGAACTACAATACTTTTTAAATCCTGAAATAGTCGATACAAATCTTACTATATTTTTACAAACTTTGCATCTCGGAAATTTAATATTGTTTATATAACAATAGACTTCTGCTGCAAATTTATAATTTTTAAAAATTATACCATTACTTTTTGAATATTTTTTTATTATTTGATATTGTTCATTATCGCGATCTATCATATATCTTATTTTTTTTGAAATTTTCCCTTTTTTAATATATTTATTAACTGGCAATACTTTGAATTTTAGCTCGTTCAACTTTAAGTTTATTACTTGCAACTTGTTGGAACAATTTAATACCATATATTTTCCCTCCAGTTGTTATCGAATTTGCTATAAGGTTATTTCCATAATTCCAAGTTGCCATTCCGTATATTCCGTATCCAGAGTTTAATGTTACTTTAATACCATTACTCTTTGAGTTTCTTTGAGAAGCTGCTAATTCTAATCTAGCATTCAATTTTTCTTCGGTTACAACCGTTTCAAATGTAATACTTAATAAATTATTTAGTTGCCACTTTTTCGTTTTCTCATCTGAGGCACCAACCAAAGAGATAACTTCTTCTGCTATTACAGGGTTTAATTTTTCATGATCTAATATGAAAGCTGCTTGTTGAATCTGTGATAATTTTCCCCAGTTTTGAACAATCGCTTCGATAATTAACATTTGATTTTTTACATATCCTCTATCAGACATTCCTCCAAGAATTAAATCTACTTCAAAACTCTTATTATCATCATGTTTGTCAAAAACTGTTCCGTATGGATTAAGAATATATTTTGAACTAACATTTGTATGAAATTCTTCTAAATTATATATTTTTACTTGCGTCTTACTTGAATTTATATTTTCAAAAAATATAAATTTTTTATCTTTATATTTTTCATCAAAAGTTGAGTTATAAAAAACATGATCAATAATGATTGTACTATAACCTTTATTTCTAGGACTAATCCAAGTGAATGCTTCGAATAAAGGATACAATGCACTTTTTAATAAATAATAAGTTTCATCATTATGTGGAGTTAAAATTTCTTCAAATGAACCGTTATAATTTACAATTTTTCTAAAACATTCGCCATAAAAATCAGTTGTAAATTCAATGAATTCTTTTTTAGATTCTTTTAATTTCTCACGATTGGTATAATCTTTTGCTAAATTTCTTAAAGCTCCTTTAAAGTTATTAGTTGCAATTTCTACAGTATCATCTCTTTCTTTTTTTATTTCAAAAACTTTTAATAGCATATTATATAAATTACCAACTATGTCATAATCATATAATCGACCTCTTAACGTATCATATCCAATATTTAATAATACCATAATAGTTGGATACAGTGATTTAGCATCTTGGCTCCCAACTACTTGATAGTCACTTAATCCAATTAATTGAGGCTTAGGTGCCTGAACATAAGCCCCTAATGTTTTCAAATGGGCAGCTAATCTTTTTATGTCATTTTGTTTATATTCAATTCCCATTTTATTCTCATTTTAATTTATAGATATAATAACTTTTAAAAATAACATATGCACTAATTATTATATATAAGATTTCTACATTATTCATGTTTCGGCCATATATTTTCAGGTTCAGTTATAACATCAAATGTTAAAATATTAATTTCTTTTATTTCTGTTGGACTACTTGTTTTTATAAGTCCTCGTACTCCAAAACTAATAGGAAATTCATTCGAAATATGATCTTTTAACAATTCTCCTTTAACATTATTGAGTACTGTTATCTCACCAATTAGTTGTTCATTTGTATCATCATATGTGACTCCAGATATTCTTGCACAAACATTATTTAAATCAATAATTGTAGCTTTTTTTACATCAGGTATATTGTATTCCGCTAGTATTGATTTATTTTCTAATTGAGATTCAATTGACTTTAATAATGACGGTGTATATACATAACCTCTTATGTTTGGACCCGTATTTTTTAGCACTGTTCTAAAACATATATTTGTATTTTGATATTCTTTATTTTTATCCGCTGTATTATTTATTTGCATATTTAATTGCATATTTAATCCTCAACTATTATTGTGTTTTTATTTAATAACTTCTTAATGCCATCTTTTAACATATTAGGCATATCGTGTTTAATATAAACTTTAAAAATATTTATATGAATCCATGTTTTGATATTATTTATAGAATTTTTTTTAAATCCAATATCAAATTCATCATCTAGTTTCATTAATAAATAATTTAATGAATGATGAACTGCACCTTTTGTGATATCATCAAGTAGTATTGTTTCTGCTCGACCTTGTATTCGAATACTTTCCGCTTGATACATATCACATCTTATGTTACCATTTTTTATATCAAATTTTAAAATAAACTTTCTCTTCATTTTATTCCTTTACATTTTTTCTAATATTGAAAATTCATGAGCATCTTCTAATAATTTTCGATATTCTTTATCTACACAATCTTCGTTTAAATCATACAATATATGTAATTGTCCTAAAAAATAATTATAATATTCATTATTAAAATCTGTAAATTCATTATAAAACGATTTCTCAAATTTAAATTTACCTGGTTCTATTTCAGGTACACTATAACTATCTTCATATAAAGACATTAACATGGTATGTATGTATTCATTTGATAAACAATCTAACATTATATATCCTTTTAATATAGAAATTAGCTTCATATTTCCTTGATCAATGAAATCATCGACAAGAAAAAGTAATTGCGTTTAAACGCAATTACTTTTCGAATTATATATCTTTATCTGCTGTTAATATATAAATTATATGATCTTTGGTAATCTGCATATCTTTAGGTAATAAAGTATTCAATTTATCTAAGTTCATTTTTTTATACTCATGTAATATATCAGATTCTTCAAATATAATTAAATTATATCCTTTTTTAGTTATAACAACAATATAAGTTTGATCATTTACAAGAAATCTAAATTGTTGATCACCTATCGATATATCTCTTTTAAATCCTTTATGTATCACGATTCTACTCTACAATGACTCTTAGGAGTTTCCCAGTATTCAACAGCTTTAACTCTGACGTTTGGAAGATCTTTCATTTTTTCTTGGACAACTGAAAGTAACCAAGCACTAAGATTTTCGGAGGTAGGAACAAAGTCTACGAAAATAGCACCTTCATACTTTTCAAATATTGCATTTGATTCGTTTTCTGATAGACCTTTTAAATCTAAAAATTCTCGAATTTGTGTAAGGTCTGGAACCCAAAAACCTTCTTTCAATTTAACAACATTTGATAAAATATCATTATGTGTTAAACAATAATTAAATTCTTCTTTAAATAGTGGGTCTTTAATATCCATAATAAATTTATGATCTAATGCATCATCAAGAAAGTTTTTAAACCAACCTAAATGTTTAAAATCTGTGACCATTCCAGTATCTTTTATATTAGAACCTTCATCAGATTCTTCTAAAAATACTTTTACTAGTCCTTCATGTCCATGTAAATGTCTGCACGCTAAACATGCATCACCTGATTCTGTAAATTTTGTATTTAATCTCTGATTATGTACTCTATGACCATAGCAAAAACTAAATGATTTATCTATTATCCATTTCATATATTTTCCTTTATTTTGAATTTCTCCAAAAATTTTAATTTATCTAATACTATATCAGAATATTTTATTCTAATTAATTTAATATTGTTATCTAAACAATATTTAGTTTTTATATCATCACGTTTTTGAATATTATCAAAACTATCATTTGTATTAAAAAAACTAATTTCTTCAAAATGTTGAATACCATCAAATTCTATACAAATATCATAATCTGGTAAATAAAAATCAAATGGTAAAGTATTGATATGTTTACAATCATCAAATCGTTTTTCTTGTATATATTGGATATTCAATGACTCTAAAATTAATCGTATTTGTTTTTCACCTGAACTTTCATTACAAATAGGACATCCATTTTTTTGATTAATATGATCTTTCGGTCGCTGCCAAAAACTACCATGTGATTGACATATTATTTCAACTTTTGTTGTTGAATTAATATAATTAACTTTTGAATAATCATAATTATGAATTTTTGTCGCTTTTTGTATAAATAATTTTTTAAAGTCTTGATCATTACCATAACATTTTGAACATTTTGATTTATTATGATAATGATTTATAGGTGTTGAAAAAAAACTACCATGTAATTGACATATTATTTCAACTTTTGTTGTTGAATTAATATAATTAACTTTTGAATAATCATATTCATCTTTATGTATTTCTATAAATCTATGAATCCAATCTTTTGTTGTTAAAGAATGCCCTACACATATAGGACATCCTTGTTTTTGATTAATATGATCTTTAGGTCTCTGCCAAAAACTGCCATGTAATTGACATATTATTTCAACTTTTGTTGTTGAATTAATATAATTAACTTTTGAATAATCATATCCGTTTTTTAAATAAGAAACTTTTTTTAAAAATTTTAAAAGTTTCTTATCTTGATTATGCAGTAGGTGCTACAGGTGCTACAGGTGCTACAGGTGCTACAGGTGCTACAGGTGCTACAGGTGCAGTAGGAGCAGTAGGAGCAGTAGGAGCAGCATTAACAGGTGCTACAGGTGCAGTAGGAGCAGCATTAACCGGTGCTACAGGTGCTACAGGTGCTACAGGTGCAGTATTAACAGGAGCGGTAGGAGCAGCATTAACCGGTACTACAGGTGTAGTCACAGGTGCAGTAGGAGCAGCATTAACAGGTGCTACAGGTGTAGTCACTGGAGCGGCATTAACAGGTACCACAGGAGCAGCATTAACAGGAGCTGCGAATAGTTCAGCTGGAGCTACGTAACCATTAGCAGCAGGTGCTGGTGGAACGCCCGCTCCAGCATACTTAGATTCTTTTAAATCTACAATTTGAAGCCATTGCCCGTAGAATTTCACTCCTTTTTGACCAGATGCTTGATAACCAAAAGCATTTACATTTACATTTGCAATTGTACCATCACCAATAATTGAACGATTAGGAACCTCAGCAGATACTAAAGTTACTCCATCTTCAGCTAACATATTTGCATAAATTTTAGTATTTTTTTCTGGTGCAACATTAGCTTCTTGTACACCTCTAAAACGTAAATATTGTAAATTTGGATTAAGCATAGGAGCAACATCAGCATGAATATGTTTTACATCATTTGGTAGAGTCCAATTGTATCCAATTGATTGAGCAGATGTTTCTGGTTGACCTGCGCCAACAGTTGCCCATTCTGCAGAACACGCTGCCATAACTTCTTGAATTTGTGGATGATCTTGTGGAATTAAACACTCAAAGCTATACTTGTTTGAAATTGGGTTTACTCTTTCTAAAAAAGCGTACTGGATGATTGCGTTGTTGATTGTTAAATTTTTTGCCATTATATTTTTCCTTTAAAATTTTAAACGTTGCAACGTTTAAATATTGTTAATGATTTATATCACACCTTATATCCGGATAGTTTAACGTCACATATCATTGACGTAGATTATTTACTTTTAAAATATTTATTATAATTTAAAACAATTGTATCCATGATATGATTAGCTTTTTGTATATCTTTTTCTTTAATGATAGGAGCAAATTGTTTAAAATATTTAATATTGTTAAATAACTCTAACGATGTTCTGCCTCTATTCATAATCGGATGTAAACATTTTATATCTTCAACTGTATCAATTGCATCAATCCCCGTTGAGATTGTAAATTTTTTTTGATCAGAGGAACTTTTAAAATCTTCAAATGAAACTTCTTCATCATTAATTTTATATTTTACTAGTTTCATAATCTTGTTAATAATAAAATTTCCAAATTCTAAGTCAGCTGATAAATTTTGAGATTGAAATTCGATAAATGTTTGATTATCTAATTTACCAGTTAATTTAAAATACTGTTCAGTTGTTAATTGAAAATACATCTCTTCTTTTGAATTTAATATTTGATCATATATTATTTGATCAAAATAAAAAACCTTTCCATCTTTTAGATTATTTTCAATAATTTTTAATTGTTGTGGACTCTTCATCTCAACAATATTGCTAGCACTGGTTACTTTTATAAAACATTTTGCATCCTTAATTGAATGGTTATTAAACATTTTAACTACTTCAGATTTACTTGAAATTAATTCAAAATCATCATCTTGTTTAATTATGTATGGTAATTTTGCTTCGAGAGGAGCAAATCGAACTAACTGAGAACTATCACTAGTCATGTTAATTCCATATATTTTTTCAAATAACGCCATGCTTAAAAAACTGAGTCTTGAACTTTGACCTAGCCAGTGGATTTGATCAATTTCAAAATTATGTAATCTCTGTTGGGTAAGTAACCAAAGAGTTGCTGGAACAGCGTGGCTAAATCTAGCATTTGTTGATTTTTTTAATCCAACCAATCCACCAATTGACCATCTTTTATAATATTTATAAACTTCTAATTCATCAAAAAGATCTTTCCATATGTTAAATGTTATGATATTTGATGACTGTAAAATAAAAATTTGTTTATTTGCAATCTCTGGAAATTCTTTTATTAGTTCTATTGATTTTAACATGCTATATTTATTTGCATCATAAAAATCTAACATATCTTCTTTAATATATGTATCCGGAAAAATTGGAACATTTCGTGACGGTTTTGCAATAATCTTACCAAGTGAATGCTCAGATTCTCTATAAATTGGAGGAAGCGTTTTAAAAGTTTTCATAAAACTATCAGAATAAACATCTAACCCAAAAATTGTTTCAATTTTATCTTTATATTTTTTTAACAATGTATGATAAACATTTATGTAACTATAAATTCTATCAGATTCAACATATCCTACTATAATTTGAAACCCACCCGAATCAATATATAATTTATAATCTTCAGGTTTCTCTTCAAGAATTTTATCTAAATGTTTCATCAATTTTAATGCATCCCATGAATTATTCGTGATTGGTTCACCTAACGAAATTAAATATTTATTAAAATAATTAAATATAGGTTTTGCCATATCAGTTCCTGGAGAAGTTACGCTAATATATTTCATTTATATCCTTTAGTTATATATTATTTCTATATTAATATAAAATATCTTTATAGATCGTTTTCTTTTAGATGTTCCGCTAATTTTATAGGATCGATTTCAATGTCCGGTAAATCATCCAAATCATCAAATGTTCCTATAATTAAATCATCGTTATCATCATCAAATATATCGTTAATATCATCAGATGAAATTCCCATTATACTATCATTAATTAATTTAGCGTTTGCTATTATTCTTGGACTATTTTTCTTTTCTTTTTTTGGAGGTCGTTTTAACATCTCTGCTTGTTTACTAATTTTTTCACTAATATCAGTAAACGATTCAGCTGTCAACTTTTCAATATATGTCATCGTATCAATATCACTTTTTTTAACAGGAACTAATCGAATAGTATATCCACATACATTTAAAATACTTTTTAATCCATTGGTTCCTAGATAATTTTGATCATTGTCTTTTATAAAGTTTCGAAAATATGTATTTCCTGGTAGAATATTAAACTTTTCAGAAAGAGCTTGAACATTAATTCTACCATGTTTTACAACAGCATTTTTAATCATTTTAAAATATAAAGGATTAATTAGACTGCTGATTGCATCGTTTTGTTTTGCCATCACCATCCTTTTGTTATTAGACTCCCTGGAAGTCTAAGAAATTCTATTTTTGTTTCCAATTTAAAACTATTATCTTGTTTTTTTATAAATTTATAAAAGAAACTAACTGGTAAATAATTATAAATTAAACTATTATTTATATTGTATACTTCACCAAATATAATATCAGATAAATTTATATCATCATAAATATATGTTTCTATACTTGCTTCATATTCCGCTAAAATTTTTCGCATAATCATTTTTTGTTTAAATGATTCGATTGTTAGCGAACTGTTTATGTGTTTAATCTTATTTGAATGTCTTGATGTTTGAGCAGGTTTCAATTCAAATACTTTATTCTCATTCTCATTTTTTATTATTAAAGTTGCTTGTAATTCTTCAAAAACTTCATTATAATTTAGCAACGGTTTACTGTCTAAATGTTCAACATAACCAGTTACTGTACCAGGTATGCTTTTAATATTTTTTAAAGGATAGCTCCCATTAATATCACAAATATTTAAAAGGATTATACTAAAGTCACTTTTACTATTTTGTCTAATATTAAAGTCATCGAAGATAAGATAAGGAGCTAAAAGATAAGGAGGATAAGTATCAAATAAATAATTAAAAATCTCAAAATCATTTAAATTATCAGGGATCCTAACATATGATAATAAATTCTTTAATTCTCCAGCATTTGTATAGTTTGCATCAACTTTTGTTCCATGATCGGATACCATTTGTTGAATAATTTTAGAAATCAGTTCAAATGATGTCAGTTGAACATTTACATCTGATATGGATATACTAGCATATTTATTTGAATTTAACATATCAAAAACATAATCACTAATCATTGATAATTGAATATTGTATAAACCATCTTCCTCATTAATTAAGTGAACATTTGTAATTTTAAATCTGGTTGATGATTTAATATCACTATTTTCAAGTACGTCTAAAAATAATCGAGTATCTGGTAACTGTAAAAGAGTATACATTCGTATATCCATATTAGTAAGAGTTAGCAAATGTAAATTGTGATTATAATGCATTGAGTCTTTTGAAACTTCATATATCAAAATATTATAAGTATCAATTCTAAATGTGTCGCGACGTTTTAATTCATTATCGTAATAATCAATTGATGGTTTTATGTAATAGTCCGATTGTATACTGTTATCATACGGATTTATCATTTAATAAATCCTTAATCTAATCGTCTATCAACATGAACTCTAGGACTATATCTAAAATAATTATCCATTGCATATCTAGCAGCATCATCTTTTGATGAATTCCAAGAATCTTTATCTCTACCTAAAGGGTCAACTGGTGTAAACGGCATAATTAATATTTGATTTTTATGTAACGGGTCAATCATAGATAAAGCATAATCAATTAAAGTCTCATTCCATTTACTTAGAACATTACTATGTACAAATTTTAATTGAATATCAAAATGTGCATCTAATATACCTTTGTAATTATTAAGAACATTTTTGTATATATCTAAAATTTCTTCATCATTTTTAATATTACTGTAGCTAATTTTTCCTGAAAGTTTAGGAGAAATACTCAACATAAATTTTAGATGTGGATGAAAACATCCGAGTTGTTCTATCAATTTAAAAGCGTTTTGTTCTTTACTTAACATTGTACCATTTGTTTCAAAAATAATTTGAGTAATTTTTGGGAATGCTTTTAATGTTGATTGTATAAGTTTTCTCATATAATTTAAATTTAAAAGAGGTTCGCCGCCAGTAATTGATAAATTTGAAATGTTTTGGCGTTGCGATCTAGAATATTCTTTTCTTAATAAATTAACATATTCTTCACTTGTCATATCAACAATATTATGTTCATCTTTCCCTTCTACACTATAAGCGGTGTCACAATTATGTACCCACATATCATCAATCAGATATGTATTATATGGTGCACATGATATATTATAAACTTTTAATTTATCAGAAATTTCTTCAATTTTTTGAACAGTTTTATTTAATCGTTTTTGATTAGATTCATTATGTATTGAATTATTTATTTTCATACGAAGAATATTATATTCTTCCTCATTTCCGTGTATAATATCATCACCAATTTTTAATTCATCTGCTCTTTTTAAACCGTTTGTTGTAAAAAATGGATGTTCATGTGTAACATAATAAAATTTATCGTCAATTTTAATTTTTAAATATTTATCAACTTCTCTATCAACTACATTATACACTTCTGTTTCAACCAGTTCTTGGTCATCATTATATGTTAATAATTTATCACCGACTTCAATTTTTGTTAATTTTTTACGCTTTTGATTTAATGTTGTAATTTTAGGTTCTCTTTTACCTTTAGGTGAGCCGAAACAAAAATTACAACGTAATGAGCATTCACCTGTTCTGATATACAATGCACTTCTTCCGATTGTGCCACCCTCCCCTTCTAATGATACAAAATGTTGTACTAATTGTGGTTTTCTATCAAGTGGTTCGAGTCTAAGTTCTGTTATTTTTTTCATTTATATTCCTCTAATTTGAATTGTGTATTATTAAAAATATTTAATATACTATGAATTTTTGATAATTCTTTTTTATATTCTTGAACGTGTTGAAAAGCATCTATTGATATTTTCACAAGTCCTTCTGTGTCATTATATGAATTAATTAAAATTGTTTCAAATTTCTTCTTTAATAATAATTTTTCTTTTCTTTTAATTAAAGTTTGGATATTTATATTTTCAGAATTATATTCTATGAATTCTAAATAATTTCTATTTAAAATTATTTGTTGATACTTTTTCAAAGTATCAATTTTTTCCAAAGTTGAATCTAATAAGTTTTGTATATCTTTTGATGTAACATTTTCTACCTTTACTATATTTTTACATAGTAGTGTTTGTTCATCTATTTCTAATTTTAAATCATTTATTTTCTGTAGCACTTCACTGTTTGTCATTAACATTTTCTCCTTTAAATATCTTTTATTTTTGGTTCAAAAAGCACTTCTCTCGAAAATTTTTTTGATCTAATAATTTTATCTTGTGAGCAATACATTAGATCATTCCTATATAAATATAATATTGATCGACCATTAATTGTCGCTCCCATACTAGCATTATTATATTTTGATAAGTCAAACATTAATTCCATAAACATTAATTTTTCATCCATTTTAAATGTTAATAATGTATCAAATATATTATATGTTAAATATCCTACTATATCATTTAAATAATTCCATCTAAACCCGCCAGGTAAATCTAATTTTGTTATACCTAATTCTTCATAAGCAACAGTATTTAATTTAAAGTCAGGAAGTGACTTTCCTAATCCTCCCCCTCCTGACCCAACAGGTTTATACAATTTTAATAAATCTACTAATAAATAATCAGGAATTTCGAATTGCTGACCATATTGTTCAACAATACCGAATTCTGATACCATATTATCTCGAGCATCTTTTCCAAATAATTTAGCAGTCCTATTAAACATAAAAACATCATCAAATGTATTACTATTAAATCCAATTAAAGCTAAAGTATTTTGTTCTTGCATTAAAGACCAAAATTCTTTTATCAATTCTTTTTCATCAGATAAAATTCGAATATCTAAAGTAATGTCAGGGATGTTATAAGTTTCATTTTCTGCAACTTTTTCTGTAAACAGTTTATGAATCCCTGATGAAATTTCATCAGGATCTGTAATATTGCATTCTGTAACATATGCTATAACATAAGCTGTATTTGAGATATTATTATAAAGAGCAATACTATTTACTGGTCTATCAACCTTTTCCGGATCAGTAAAATCACCATCTTCGTTAACAAAAGTTTCAATATCATAATATGTTTTATTTAAGACCTTGCTTCTTGGTGAATCTTTATATTTCAACATATATTGAATAAAACTATATTCATCCGCTTCGATTTCAATATTATAAAATTGATAAAATTTGTAATTATTATCTTTTAAATGTTTAACGATTTCTTGAATGTTATCAACGTTGATCGGATTTAAACTATTATGTTGTATCATGCACTTAGCCTTGTCTCTTCATCAAATAATTTTTCAAACGGATCGATTTTTAAATCGATATTATATTCAATTATTTCTGTTAAATTTAATCTAATATTTAATTTTTTCATTACATCCAACAACTTTGTTTTTTCTTCATCACTTAAAATTGGAGGTATACTAATCACATTTATTTTATTTTTCAATTCTTGTACTTCTGTCCGCTGTAATGTAAATTTATCATCATTAACATTATTTTGTATATAAAAATCTAATAATTTCTCAACATCAATAATAACTTTTACAACAATAAATGCATCGGATGGACGAAAAGTATCCCCTATTATAGCATTGTATAATTTAGCTCCTGTTACAAACGGAGGAATACTTTTTTCTGTACTTCCCCATTTTTTTGGAACACTAAAACTTGTAAATTCCATATTTTCAATATCTTCTGATATTTGTAATTTGTATTTATTTTTTAAACCAATAAAAATCATTCTATACATTTTTATAATATCGTTTTGATTTATATCTGTAACTAAAATATGATAAATTTCAGTTAATAACTTTTTGGTGATCTGTGTAACATCAGATTTTTTTATTTGTCCACCTGTTGTTTTTAATTTAGGCTTCTCTTCAAAGAATACTCCTTCGTCCCAACATTTAGCAAGTGAGTAAAACTTTTTAGTGTTAAAGAAACCTTTATATGCAATAACCTCAGATTTAAAATCCATTGTGTTATATTCAGGATTTAATCCAGCAAAATTACATAAATAATATTCTAATGCATTATTATATATTTCCCCTAATTCTCGAGCAATAGATTGAACATAATTGACGAGTTGGTGAATATCTTCATATTTATTAAATGGTAAATCATAAAGTAAATAAGCACTATTATGAATAAGAATTGAATTTGCAAAGAAATTATGATTATTCTTAACCTCGATATCATAAACCCATTCCTCACAAATACCTAAATCTTCAACTGTGTAATCATCATGATATTTAACTAACATACCAATTTCCTTTTTAATGTTAAATAAAAATTTTCTAAAAATTGAGTTTGCTTTAAATCTGACTCCCAAATTGTAAAAAATGTAAAGCCGTTATTTATAGCTCGATCTTTTTTTAGTTTGTCTTTATTCCAGATTTCATTCGCAGTTAAATCTGGATAAAACCAATGTATTGGTTTATCTGATTTTTTATAAATTAATGGATTTGCATGATACACATCCCCATTAAATTCTATGATAATTTTAAGATTCTTAATTGTAAAATCGTAAAAATATATTCCATCAGTATTTGATAAAAAATATTCTTGTGTTAATGGTTGAAATTGAATACTATCCTTTAAATTTGGAAAGTCGTGAATTATTTTTTCAAACAAAAATATGAAAACATTAGAAGCCATCTCAGAATATCCAGATTGTGATTTTTTAGCAAAATTGTTGAACTTTAAGGTTCCTTCAATTTTCCCATATTTCATAATCATGTTTTTAAGAGTTATTGCTTTTAATTTATTAGTTTTATCAAATTCAAGTTTTGCTGAGGTTTTTCCAAACTTATCTTCATAATAATCTAATGATTTTGTGTATCGTTGTCTCTCACAATAATTTTCAAATTTTAAAGTTCCTTCAATTTCACCATATCTTTTGATCATATTTTCAAGGGTTACCGCTCGATTTTTATTATAATCTATAAAATCTTGTTTTGTATATCCTTTATTTAAAAAAAATTCTAGACTATTGCTATGTGCTTGTTTTTTACAATACGTTTCAAACTTTAAGGTTCCTTCAATTTCACCATATTTCTTAACCATATTTTTAAGAGTTACTGCTCGATTCGCATTTGCTTTTTTTAAAACATCTTCTGATATATCAAATAGATATATAAAATCATAACTTAATGTATTTAATTTTTTAGCATCTCTTTTATATAATTTTTTAAAACAATTCAAGCATCTTTTTCTATAATATGGATGACCATTTATAAGTTTTGGTTTTAACCAACATCCATCTGAGCCAATATTTTTTCGATTTAAACTATATTTTGTCCATACTTTATCAGATATTTCAGATAAATTACATTCAATGCATTTAGGACGGCTCACAAATTGTAATAATTCTATCATTCTTTTGTACCTTATCTGGTTTAATTTTAATCAGTTTGGAATTTCGTAAAACCATAATCGAATGATCTTCTGTTATAATAACTTCATTTCTATCAACTATTATTTTAAACATCCTTTTTTTTACTAAATGTTTCATAATATATATAACATCGTTATTTTCAATATCTAATTTTTTACTCAATGATGGTGTTATATATTTTGAGTTTAAATACTTTACAAAATTTTCTTTTGATTTCTTTTCAACTCGCCCATCTGACTGCTCATAAAAATCTTCAATTGAAATGTGTTTATTATTAATACTAATTTTAGTCGAACCTACACAACTATCTGTATCGGCGTATAGTAATACTTCATCATTATCAGTTTTCTCTATAAAATGGTCAGGAAGAAACCATTCATGTTTTTCATCAATTTCCATATAACTCCTTTTTTATTTAGATGCTAAAAGACTTTTAAATCATTAAAAGTCGCCGTATCTAAATAAATTTTATAACCATTTTTAATATGTGTCTTAGCACATTTTTTAATATCTAATTTAAAATCTTCTTCTGATATTTCAAAACGATTATTTGTCAACACTCCATATTTTATTTCGTAACATATAATTTTTTTCATTATATTACTTTGAATCATATAATTTTTTAGCTTTAGTTTTAACTGAAGATACTTTACGATTCAATTTAAATGCTAATCCTATAAATTCTTCTAATGATATATCTTTAAAATTTTTATTTTTTAAAAATAATTTAATTGTATCAACTTCTTGTTCTGAATATTTTCCTGATATGTTAGGAACAAAAGTTTCTTCATCTAAACAATATTGTGCTTCTTCTTCGACTAAAGGCTCAGGCATTACTTTACCTGTACTTTTATTACTAACTTTTATCTCTGACACAGATGTAGTGGATTCTTCTAAATTATTAAAAACACCAATATTTAAAACTTTATTGATCCAATCTATCATTTTTTGTACTTGTTCTTTCATTTTTTCCATTTCCATTCTGTTTCCTATTATTTTATTTTTTATTTTGATCCGAGAATTACTTCTCGACGTAAAGCCGCATCGTTAAATGCTCCACCATATTGAACAGTGTTTGTTCTACCACATACGGATTCTACACCTCTAAGACTTTCACATGTATGTTCAATGTTTTCCATAATAACTAATACATCATTTGTACCAATTGTATCACATACTTCTTTATAGATTTGATATGTTAATTGTTCTTGTAATTGAGGACGAGCTCCGTACCAATTTACTAATCTTTGAAGTTTACTAATGCCTAAAAGTTTATCAGTTGGCATATATGCAATTAATCCATACCCATCTTCATTATTAAAAAATGGCATAAAATGATGAGAACATAGACTTCGAATATCGACTTTTTTTGTAATCATCATGCCTGGCTCTAATGGAGTATCATCAATTAATATTCCTCCGTCTCCTCCAAACTGTAGTGGAAAAGATTCCATTCTAGGCTTATTTTGATATCTGCCTATCATTAATTCATTTACCCACATGCTAGATATTCGCATAGGTGTATCTTTAAGATTTGGATCATTTCTATAATCTAACTTCATAATATCAAATATCTCTTTCATTTTTTCTGAAACTTGTTCAGCCATTACTGCTCGAGATAATTCAGAAATTCTATAATTTTCATGACCAGGATACGGTTCTATATTCTCTAAATTTCTCTTGATGTCTTCTCGATGAGCATCAGATAATCCTTTAAGAAAGCTTTTTGTTTTATCTTGTTCTGTTTGCATTTATTTCCTTTTGTAAATTAATATCATTAATATCAATATTAAAAATTTCAGTGTTACCTGAAGATAATATATTTTGATCCGTGATATATTGTTTATTTTTCTTAATTATTTTTTGTTCAATAATTAATGCATTAATTGCTAAATCGAAATCTATTTCAAAAATGATTTTGATTTTATCCATATCGTTTTTACTTTTAAATCGAGACTTTACATCAAAGTTTGTAATACCAATCTTATAGTATAATTTTTCGTGATGTTGTATCTCTAAATAATACAATTTCCCAGGTTTTAAAACATCTATTCCTCCAGATTTTTTAGTGTAATCAATATTCATTTTCTTTAAATGATTGTGTGCTGTCGGTTGACAACAATTAAAAAAATTCATAAATGCATGGTAATCAAATAAATCATCAATTATGAATTTGTCAATAATAAATTTTTTATCAAAATATAGATCAATATTTTTAAAATGTTCATAATTAATATTTGATAAACCATTATTATTTATAAGTTCTAAATAACTTTTTACACCATATCTTGTAAAGCATGTTTGTTGACCTTTTAAGTTGTTTTGAATACAATATTTTTTATAACTTAAATGTTTTTCAGAAATTGTTTTTTTACGTTTTTTTAAAATATCTTTTTTATCTTGTTGTGTTTTATTTTTCCAACTTTGTTTAACCTTTTTCTTATGTTCAGGTAATTGTGAAATGTTTTGAATTCCTAGTTTTGACCATTTTTTTTGAACAGGTTTATCTTTATACATACATTCTTTTGAACAGTATTTTAAAAATTTAAATCTATCAAATACCGCTGTATTTTCACAGACTGGACATTTAACTGTATCATAGGTTAAAGAATCTTTAACAATTTTCCATCTCGCTCTTATATCGTATGATGTACAAAAAGACGTATTATTAAATAATAAATACAACTGTTGTTGTACAACAAGATCTTCTGAGAATAAAATATTTGGTCGTAACTTATTGCATTTTACTAATTTATTATATTTTGATAACATATCATGTGATAATAGTTCCTCCTGATACAGGAGAAGGAACATTAGATGATACATTATGCGATTTAAGAGCTGGTGCAGATATATCTATTTTATTTGATATTTGATTAGAATACATATTCATTTTCAATATATCAATTATTGTATTTATCAACTCAGCGAAAACATTGATTTGATATGGTGATTTTATTTTAAATTCGGTTTGACTAGAATTATCAATTATAATTTTTAAAATATTATCATCTATACTAACATAAGCTGCATTTTGTTCATTCAATTTTTGATTAATTTTTGTGCTTGTTACGTGAAGATGACCATTTATGCTTCTATCAGAATCTAATCCAATATATAAAAAATGCTTTAATCGAAGCAATGAAGCTAAATCCATATGCACTTCAAAATTATTAAAACTTTGCAATGTTGGATTATTTTGTAGACTAAATTGTAAAACACAAATGTTAGATTCAACATAAGAATTTATTACAAATAGACACCCCATAGGAACATACGAACCTGTAAATTTATTACTATGATTTTTTTCATATATAGGTAAATTTCCTATATATTTCCGTTGTCTTTTCATATTTCTTTCCTTTGTGATAATATGATGAATATTATTTCTATGTAAAATATTATTATCTTTATAGATAATTTTTTAATTATCTATATCGATAGAGATAAAATCGTTAGTTGTTTCAATGTTTAATGTTGAAATATTTGATGATATTTTTATTTCAGTATCAATTTCCTCAACGACCTCTTCTTTCATTGCATCTTCTACACGTTTTTTAAAAATCAGATCCATTTTTGATTTAACATCCGGATGACCAGCATGATATTTTTTGTGACAATGTTGACATAAATTTATATATGAAACTTTTTGAAATAAATGTTTATCCATGACTTCTTGGACTACACTTAATCCTGTCACATCATCTAAATCGTTTTTTTCAAGATGGTCATCAATAACATTTTCAACAATATCAAATAATGTTTTTGGATGATGATGACTTTCACACTTTGAATTATTATCATAATAATTATCTCCACAGATTGGGCAATCTGTGGAGTCAGTGTATTTACATTTTCTTTGCCAGTCATCATATTCTAAAGAATCTCTACAGATGCGCTCAATTTGTTTAACACATTTTATAACTTGTCTTTCATCAGAAAGATCATAATTATACCATAAAATATCCATTATACCTCCTTTATATTTTCAACAATTTTAAAAATTATACTTTTTTCTTGTCCTTGATAATTTCTATATCCTGTATGTCCACCAATTATTGCGTATAATGGAAACTTTTTATTTTTTACTAATTTTGATATTATATTTTCATCTAACCAAATAAATGGTAATAGATTCAAAGTATCAGGATAATCATTATCATATAATTCTTGAATTGCTAGGTCTGTTACATCAAAATAATCAAATAACTCCTGTTCATCAGAAAACAATGGTTCATCTAGATCCATCTGATTATTAGATAAACCAGATAATGTTAATTCTAATAATTTGTGCGCATCTAATCTATCTTTTAATTTATATATTTCCATTAAAAACTCCCTTTTTTCATAAACCTTTTATGGTTATCATTGATTGCAAATTTTAAATTTCGTAGAACTTCAAAATTTTTTACAATAAATGGTATGTGTTTATCTTTATTAAAATTAACAATATAATCATTCTCAATGATATTTGAGACATTCGAAACGTAAAAGATAAATTCAAAATTATCTATGAAAAATCTTTTATTATTATCTTTATCGATAAAGATAAAAAGTATTTGATTTCGATGAGGAATTGTTTTTACATTAAAAATTACTAATTCCAACTCATCAATCACTTGTTGATTAATTTCTGAGATGTATCGTTTATCATTTTTTGTTCTTTCTGCTAAATTACGGACAGCATATTTTTCGATTAACGCCTTTACTTCTTCTTTTTTTTCTTTTGTATTATCTGCCCGTAATTTACTTGAAGGATTCAAATACCAATTAAGTCTATCATCATTTGATATATAATCTTCATCCTTAAATACATTATGGTTATTCATATCATAGATAGAAATCGCATCCAGTGTATGCCACATAGGATTTAATTTTAAACACGTGTCAATAAATTTTTTTCTAATTGTTAATTGATTATATTTATTGTAATATGATGATATTGTGATCCCTAACTGTTGAACTAATGTTTTATAAAACATTAGGACTTCATATCTATCATTATTGTAATATAAGTGATTACAATTTTTATTCACTAAATAAATAGCTTTTAAATTATTTTGAAATATTTTAACAATATATCTTGAAATTGATTGTATTTCATTTGGAAATGCTCTCCATTGTTCAGGGTATTGTACTAACTGATTATCAAATAACCAATTTACAATATCATTCATTTTTGGAACTTTTATGATTTTTAATATCTCTCGAGGAATTAATATATCTAATTTTTTACCTGCTGTTTTTTTTGATTGCACTTTACAATAGTAAAGATCTTTAGATATAAAATACACATAAAATACGGAAGGTAATCTTTTTAAAGCATATAGTATATTACTTGTCATTAAAAATTCTTTGTTCTCTCCATATTCCTGATTCTTTTCAATATTATCAATCAACGTTACTGCATCACCCTTTTTTAATTGTCGATTTTCAAACGTAAACATTTACATTCCTCCTATTATATGATCAGCTACTTCTAACCAAAATTCAGTATAATCACCAGCTAAAAAATCTTCAGTTTCCCAATTTAATTGTGAAATGGATAATTTATTTTCAATTATATATTCTGATATTTTGATTACTTTATTATGTTGAATTAAATCAATAATTTCAGATGTTGATAGAATCATGATTCATATTTCAATATTTCAATTAATTGTTTTAAATACGATCCATCCGCTTCATTTAAATTACAGCCCGCTGCATTTGGATGTCCACCGCCACCACATAAAGTAGCATATGTTTTTGATTTCTCGTTTACACTTCTAAAAGTACATTTACCTTTTGAATTTAGGTTAATTAAGACTTTATCTTTATATGATACATCGTTAAATAGTTCATCAAAAGCGTATTGAGTCACTTTTGAACTTAATCCACTAAAAATTATATAATTATCAGTTGAGTGAACTATATACTTTTCAATTCCATCAACATGCATAATTGCACATTTAATATTTGTCGGAAGAAAATTATCTTTTATTGTTTCAGAATCATTTATGTTCATTATCCAATGTCTGAATAATTTATTATAATTCAACTCTGTATTTTCTACATCACTAATTAATAGAAGTACAGCAATATTATCAAATAACCATTCTGTATATTTTAATTGTAAATTGTTAAATTCAAATAACATAGAATGGATATAATATGATAATAACATTCCTTTCTTAAATAATAAACTTTCTTTATGCCAAAGATCATACGCATTTACTAACTCAGCAATTTCTTTCATTTTATCTAAATCTGTAGATGCATTACTATTATGTAATATATCATGTATTAAATATGTTGCACAATATTCTGTGTTTAAATAATAATTATTGTTAAATAATTTAGCAGATGACTCTCCTGTTATATGATGATCAATAACCATCCAATTAGTTGTGGTAGAGTTCAATAAATTACATTCCGCAATAGTGAGATTTAAATCAGTTATTATAACTTTATCATTTTTCTCGATTCCAAGTTCTTCCAATTTTGAAAGAATCTTACCATAATCTGTGTTACCTTGAATTAAATTACAATCTAAATATTTTTTAACCATATAACTTGAACCAAAACCATCCATATCATTATGACTTAAATGTATAACTTTATCTGTTGACTTAATGTTGTTGATAAACTCAATTACTTTTTTTTTATTCATTTAATTTTCCTTTTAATTTTAATCTTCTGTACCAATACTTATCATATCAAGCACCTCTTTCTTATCTATCCCATATTTTTTTATAAATGTATAAAGAATTTCTTCTTCTTTACTGGTAAATGGATATTCTTCTATGTTAAAATCTTCAAGTGAAATCCATATATCTACATAACAATAAACATTTTCATCACAGTCATCTGGCCAATGTAATTTTAATTTATTGTTTTCATAATCATCATAAGCATCCACAAAATTTAAATAATCATTATACCCTTTATATTCAGATGAATTCCACCTCTCTTCAATATCTTTAAGAGGTATGTTATATATATATTAGATATCAATTCTAAAGACATTTCTTTTTTTGAAAAAGAAATGCCTTTTATAATACATGAATCAAATTCTAATTCAGGTCTAATTATTTTCATTTCTTTTCCTCATGTACTCAATTACATCACTGTATTTATAATCTAACTTTATTTTATTATCCATGCATAATTGCAACAAATCAGTTTTTTCTTTAAAATGATGGTTTATATTATAAACATTAAATGTTAAATAAAATGTAGTTATTAATCCAAATAAGATTGTACTTATCAGTTTAAATGATGTAAACATATTTCTTTTTATGGTTACCATTAAATGATATGTTATTAACATAAAAACTACTAAAATTACATTTGCTAAAATTTCTAAACCTGGAGTCATTCATAATCCTTTTTTAAATTCTTCAGTTTTTATATATTTCACAAAATCATCATATTTTGGTTCTAATGTTATATTATTATCAACACATACTTTGATAATATGTGTATAATCCATTTTCATTTTTGAATAACTTCTGCCTGAATTTCCCAAAAATACTAATACAATAATAACAAATACTATACCTTGCATTAATTCACCTGGTGCAGTTATCATCTTATGATACGCAACTAACAGAGCTAACATCAATACAATATTTAATAACATTTCATAAATAAATATATCCATTACGCAACCTTTATTTCAAACGTTGATGGATAATCATCAACATCATCCGCAATTAAAAATAAATCAAATGCAAACTGAAGAGTTTCTAATGGTATTAATGATAATTTATTATCAAATATCATTAATACATCCGAACTCGCAGAATTGACGATGAATAATTTTTTACTATTATTTAATATAGAAATACCCACATAAATCCCTGAGATATTAGCATTTTTCATATCTTCGATGTCATTATACTCACTTGAAATTTTTTTACTGATTGATTTATATTTTTTTGGGATCTTATAATCGATTTCAACAGATACTTCTATTTTATTATCATTTTTATAAAATTCTTCATTGTATTCAACAAATGTATTTTCTTTTGCACAAAAAATATGATGACGATTACATCTAAAATAAGACAATTCGTCTTGTATTAGATAAAAAGTGTTTTCCTTACATTTTAATGCATCTTTTTTTTGAGGTAATGTAATTTTCATATTAATCCTTCTTTTTTAAATCATATATATTTTTTAGAGTTATATCATAAAAACCAGAAGGAAATTCTGGGATAAAATCACCTTTATTATTTATAGACATTTCGTATAATTTACCTTCATTATCCCAATAACTGAAAATATCATCAACTAATTCAACATTTTCTTTTACAACTAACCATCTAATATAATTTACAATATGATCAGAATATGTTTCAACTATCATTATATCAGAATCTGAATCTTTGTATCTCTCATAACTTTTAATAAATTCATTTAAAACTTCTTTTGGATGTCCTACCATATCTGAAAAATAATGTTGATTATAGCACTGACCCTCTAAAATTGAACAAACCCTTAGTTCTATTTTAGGAACCTTTTTCTTATTTAATTGTTTAATTATATGATCTCGATATATAACATCCATTGAATTAAAAACATCAATTAATTCACTCGTGTATTCATATGTTTCTGATATATTAAAAATTTCTCCTTCACACGTACATGTAAATTCAATATCTTCCAGATTATTTATATGTATTTCATCTTGACCTTGCTTGTCAAGAATTTCTTGTAAATTATCTACAAGTTGTTCATGTTTTTCTGGAAAATCTTCGAGTGTTATTATATCATCTCTATCATACACCTTGATTTTAACATTCTCAAAATGTTTTTTAAGTTTACTAGCCCTATGTGATAATCCTATGTGATCTAAAAAATCTACAATTCTAGAACCTTCATTAATTAATGTTTCTAAATATATATGCTTTCCATCAACAGATTTATAATTTGAAGATAATATTTCTATTTCAAATAGATATTCATATCCTCCTGGACCGTAACTAGGCTCAGTATATAAGTTATCATTTAACATACAAAAATATGTAAAAGATGATATTAAACTTCCATATTTATTTTTAATTTTATTTAAAAAATCAGATGTTGAGAGACCATGACGATTTTTTAAATTTCCTGAAATGATATCATTCATCATATTATCGCCGAACGTTGTATAAAATTCTGAATCAAATTTAATCTCCGAATTAATTTCTATGTTGTATTTACTTAAAAATTTTTTAAACTTAGTTTTATTAAATGTCATTATTTTTCCTTTGTATTAACTATATTCATATAACCATCACTTTTATCTTTATCGATAATGATATTATATCGACGAATAATTTTAAAATATCCTTTAATCATTATCTATTTCAAAATCAAATAAATTAGTACAATCTAACAATGTAGAATTTAATAACATTGAACTAGTTAATTGTTCAGCTTCATTATTTAATTGAGTTAAAATAATAGTTCCATCTTTCATTATATTTTTACCATTAATCTCAACACCAATCACTTTATATATATTTTCTGAGTGTGGGTTATATCGACTATATGTTCTATATGATTCACCCTTTTGTGACTCTCGAGATATATGTAAATTTATAGCATTGATGATTTTATCATCTTTTTTAAATTCCATTATAATATGAGTTGTAACAGCATCCCAGTCACTTCCCCAATTTCTATCGCGTTCTTGTAGAGTAAATACAAATTCATAATTTAATCCACGATTACTAATTTCTTCTATTAATTCATCAAGACTTTCAAAATTTAAATCATTGAATTGACATCCATCAAATTCATATTCTAAATGTTCTTGGTACATAGCATATCCAAATGCATTTTGTAGTTTATCTAAGGTTAATGTTTCATTATTTGTGCCGAAAAGTGAAGCAATTCGATTTGCTACTCCTTTCTCAAATTTTACCATTTCATCTGATTCAACTTTTTTTAATTCAGCTTGTATTGAATCAATTGCTAACTGACCAAAATTTGGTACAGATAAATTATCAATATTAAAAGAAACTTCTTTTTTAATTTTTTCTTGTAGTTCTTTTTGAAAATCTCCATAAGAACTAAACATGTCTCTAGCAATACCTTCTGTAACTAATTCAATTTGTTTCTTCATGATACCTTTGATATCAACATCCTTAATTGCATCAATTATAACATCATGCATTGACTCTTCTAATATATTTTTAATATCTTCTTTCATTATTTTTCCTTATTTTCTTTATAAAACTATTGAAATTTCTTCAAAATACTCTTTACATGACTCAATCCATAGATCACAATTTTCAACAATCCCTTTTATTCTACAATCATATTGATCACTTGTTGGAAATCTTTTTTGATTAATATTATAAGATGTTCCTAATAACTTCCAACCATCAGGTGTTAAGAAATGTAATGAACGATCAATTGGTGAAGAACTATTATGATTATTCTGATAATAATTTATACGTATAATAAAAAACTTCCCATTGTATTTAACTCTATATGTATTTGATTTATCATATTTTGTTGTATAATCATCCTTGTTTCGATTATCTGATTGTTTTGAACTAATTAAATCAAATTTCATTTTAATCAACCAATGTTAAATGTATAATTTCACATTTTGCTAAATCTTCTTTTGACTCTTGAATTTCTTCAGTATCTCTTAATTCCATATCCTCCCATATAAAATCACCATCTCCATATGATGTGTCATTAATTGCATTAATTTCATCTAATTCTTTCTGATTGACTTTTAAAAAACCTACTACTTTATTATATAAAACCATTTTATTTTCCTTTATATTTTGATACTTTTTTTATTTTACTTATATCATCCGCTTGTGTTTTATCACTAGATTCTCTAATTTCTAAAACATTTGGAAGAAATAGACTATAATAATCACTATTTTTACTTTTAATTAATTCATTATATTTAACAGCTGCTATTTTTCCAATGTTCTGTTCGAAATCAAAATCTTCAATTAACTGTAAACCTTTACTTGAATCAGTTGAATCCACTCGTTCTAATCCACGTTCATGTCGTTTCATCCCTGAAACATTTACTTGAACTAAACCATCACTTGATTCCATAATATAAGAACCAATTCCTCCAGCAAAATCTGAATCTTCATCTGCCATTTTAATACCAGTAATTATAAAATCACTTTCTTTAAAATCTTTTAATTTTATAATACCGTCTCTATTTACATCATGACACCAAGGAATATCTAAATTTTTTATAACCATTCCTTCTAGTCCAGCATCTAATTGCTCTTGATAAAAAATCATTGCTTCATCATCATTAAATACTAATTTATGATCAATTAATCTCAATTCACAATTTCCTAAATCTAATTGTAAAATATTTTTCATTTCATTGTATAAATCAACAGCTTGTTTAACATGCAAAAAACGTTTTATGGTAGTTTCATCTGAATATAAATTTTTCCAATCTTCTAACAACACAAGATCCCATACTTCATACACTAAGTTTTTAGAAATATAATCCCATTCTTTAACATGCTCATTATATTTTTTAGTTGCTGATACTTCTGATTTTACACTTTTTGCTGTGTCTATCTTTTTTTGTAATTCGATTTCAGTCGTCTTTCTTTTTATATATTTATTTATTTTTCCATTACCAGTTTGTCTATCCATTATTGTACCATCTGGATGTTTTAATAATAACTCACCATGCATTACATAATCATTTTCCCATTTTAATAGTACAGGAATTGCGGATAATGTATTTAGAAACTTATCAGGAGGAACTTCTCTACCGTAACGAGTAGTTGATACAACGTCATCATAATTTTTAAAAATTTGAGTATTTAAAAATGCACCATCAGCTTTTGATTCAGCTAAGGCTCCGTGTAATATAATCTCTCCTTTTTCATTTTTAGTTGAGTATCTAATTCTTTTTTTCATATATGATTCACTCTCACATCGCATATACGAGGCGATAGGTATAATATGACCAAATACCTCATTAATTCCTTTTGCGTTTATATTCGCTTTTATATTGCGCTTAACAACGTAAAATAAAAGATCTTCATAATAAAGATCTTTTAATATACAATAATCTATCATTGCTTCGTCAGCTAAATTACCTTTTAATACACCTGAATTCATATCATCTATTAATTCAAAGAATTCAACTAATTCTGAATCATCCTCAACTTTATTTATTACTTGTGGAATTTCAGGAACTTTACTTTTACCATAAACATAATGAACTTCATCATAAACATATCTTAAATATTTGTATAGTACTTCATTTCCTGTAAATTTCTTTAAATATTCTTTTTTATCATTTGAACCAGATGTATTTTGTAATGTATCAATCACTGTCCATAATTCTTTTGCTTTCATATTAATCTATCCTTGCTATAATATCAGCTTCTAACAAAACTAGAAGCTTATATAAATTTTTAAATATAACATTAGCTTTTTGCTCAATATTATAAAATTGTCTATTTAGAACACATTCAAATTCTTCATCAGATAAAAAGAATTGTTCGGTATGATTGATATCATGTGTGGAATCAATTGTAAAAGTAGATTGCAATAAACAAAAATTATTTACTGAATCTGTTATGTTCTGGATAAATTTTTCAAATTTATGAATGTAAGAATTATGTCTAATGTATATATCAGCCATCATCGCGGTACCTTCATAATATATATTTTTTTCTGATATATCAACGTTTAAATAATCTAATTGCAGAATTAATATTAATTCATGTGCAGTATAATCAAAATTACCAATCTCAATAATCCCTAATAAAAATTCTTTATCATTATTGGAAATACGTTTTACAATTTCTAACGTTTTTGCTGCAAATTCATTTGTATCTAACATCTTTTCAATATATTTATTATATATATCAATTTTTCTATTCAATTTTAAAACTCTATCTATCAACAATGATATATCAAGTTCCTCTTCAGTTAATTCATTTTCCATTATTGAATTAAGTTTGTCTTGTTTTTCTGATATAGGACACGACTGCATTGTAAGATCAACTAATTTTTTATATGTATCACTTTTATCATGATATTTTAATTTATAATATTTTACATATTTAAAATCTTTACATTTCATATCCTTTGGTATAGGAGTCAATGCTTTATATAAGTCTTTGCTTTCAATTGCTTTGAAATTTAGTTTAAAATTCATTTGTGAATTATCGTGTTCATTCAAAAAAGTATTGAATAATGCTTCTAAATCTTGAGGATTAAATCCAATATTAAATTTTGTATTTATAAATATAAAAACTTCTTCTAATTGATGCTTGTATGATATTTCTGTTATAATAACATTTTTAAATTTTTTCATTTAGTTACCTCTTTTTAAAATATAATGTGTATTATCATCAATTGATGTTAATTTATAAACATTGTGTTTATTTTTAGTTAATTTAAACAACTTATTGTTATATTTAGATAATTTTATCAAATCTTTTTGAGTTGCTTCAAAATTTTTATGATCTACTGATATAGTATATGTTTCAATACCTAAAATGCCTATAAATAATATGCTAAATAATACTCTAATCATTCTATTTCCTTATGCTTTTTCTAAACTCGCCTGATTTCATTTTATATGTAACTATAAAACCTGTTAATATCCCAATTGACACGGACACAGTTCCTATAACATCATGATTAGAATATGCATTATATAACCAACACATATCCGCTAATGTATAGTTTATGATACTAAAATAAACATTTCCCATATATACATAAACTGAACCAAAAATTAATAACACTCCTCCTATTGTTAAGATGCTTAAATCTAATATATAACTATTAAGCAATAACAATCCTAATAAATATACGAGAGTACTCATCATCTCTAACTCGTATTTAATTTTTTGTAAAAACATATTTAATCCTTTTTAGTTATAATATAATATAAATAATCAATTGAATCCGCGTTCGGAAAATCTTCTTGATATTCAAATAATCTTTTTCGAAAAGATTTATATTTAAATAATGTATAATATGGTATATATCCTTTCGTATATAATTTATTAATAATCTTATTCATTGGTAAATTATCCAATCGCGCATCATCCTTGTAACTCATATATCTTCCGATATCTGCTGAATGTTTCAAAAATATAATAAAATTCCAAATCCATCCAAGCACCACAATATTAATAATTATCTCTGAATTCATTTTTCTCTCCTTACAAAAACCATTGCTTTAAAATTGTTACAATTTAATATAAAATTGATTAAAAAATCAGCATTATCAATTTCGTGTATTACAGTATTTTGTAATACATTCACATTTCTATATAATAAATAATCATATAGTGCTATAGCATAAAGGACATTTCTTAGATATTCAATCATCATTTTTTTATTAAATTCAGATTTTTTTATATTATCATTTATCCATATATTACAAGTCTCCTCGATATTAAATCCGTATTCATCTATTATTTTTTGAATCATTTTTCGAAAATATAACAATGTCATTTTTTTTGACAATTTACTTTTCTCAAAAAATTTTAGGTTATTATTTAAATTGATTTTTATATCAACATGATCAATGAATTTTTTTAAATCTAACATTTTAAAAAATTTTGTTTCATCATTATGTTTAATATTTAATAAAATACCTTTCGCTTCAAATGGCATTCTATGTTTTTCATACCAATCCAAATCTGATAGCTTGGTATACGTGTTATTGTACTTTGCATTTATTTTATCTAAAGCAAAAATCAATAAAGATAAATCTTCATCAATTTTATTTAATATAGCTTCTTTTAAACCGTCATTAACTAAGTCATCAACTGCTAATGATATTGTTTCAAATTTTTCTTTTTTTAAAAAATGGATTTGATCTAACAGTTTTAAACGTAAATCTTTTTTAAAAGGATTTACAATATTATCAAAAAATGACATCACTCAACTACTTCATGTAACATTTTTGTTATATTTCCTAATTTATCTAATATAATATTCAACTCATCAGTTTTTATATTAGAAATTTGTCTATTTATCTCAGGAAGTTTTGAATGTAATTCATTCTCTAGTTGAATAGATATATTATTTAATCTTTTTATAGATGGATCAATTTCTTGTATTAAAAAGGTTTTAATATTTGAAATAGATTTGATCATTGTATCAGTCATCAATTTTGTTGATTCTTGAGCCATTTTATCAAATTTATTAATCTTCTTATTCATCATTTCTTCTAAATGGTTCTCTGCTAATTTTAAAGTGCTTACTCGTTCACGTGAATCATGAATGATTGTAAACATTTTATATTTTTTATATTTTTCAATAGTTGATTTTTTACTCTCATCATTTGAAAAATAAATTCGCTCATCATTTTTTAAAATAACTGATTCTTCATCAATTGAAAAAACTTGATCAAAGTATAATATTTGACCATTCATTAATATAATTGATATAATATCCATTAGTTCTTCTTCTGATAATTGTGCAATTTCTTTTTCTGTATAAATCATTTTTGTTTCCTTATTATTTATTATTCATCATTAAACACTAAAGGTTCAGTTGAACCTTTTAAGCTGTCATTTGTATGTATTGTCTCATTCTTGGACGCAATGACTTTATCTATACCATCAATTTTTTTATGTGCATGTTTCAACATTTTCGCATTTGATGTCGTATATTCTAAAATATTATTATCTAAAGACTCTCCTATTTTCATCATCTCTGCATATGTATTAGCATCCGACATAATCTTTTTTTCTGTGCTTGAAATTATTTGTCTCGTAAATTTTTTATTAGTTTCTTCTAATTTTCGCATATGATCTATGTCGATGGTTTCACCCATAGAGTCACTAACTTCTGTTATTAAATTTAAAACTGCTTCACTCGACATTCTACCAACTTTATTACTTACTGTTGTCAATGCTTTAAATGATTTATTCATTTCTGCTACAGATACTAAAAATTTACTAATTTCAGTATCCTCTCCTAAACTAGCTTCAATACTAGGCATTGAAGCTGCGATGTTTGTTAATTGTTCTTCTATAAATTGCAAAATAAAATCAATTTTATTATATATTTTATCTTTTGTTTTTAAATAATTACTTTCAACTATTCCTCCAAGTTTAATAGCTGTAATTTTATCCATTGATTCATTCGATGCTAAAATTACTTGTTTAATTTCTTTTGAAAAAACGGATAAAGTTTTTTCCTTTTCTAATAAAAAGCTTTTTAATTCTAAAGCTTTTTTATAATTATTTTCTAATTCTTCGCTTTTTTTAGTAAAAAAATCAAACATTTCATGTAGAATCTTTTGTGTAGATTTTTTATCATTATTATTTTTTTTTGTTTCTTTGTAATCCTTTTCTATAAATTTTTCAACATAAGGGATTGAAATTAATATTTCTTGCGTTTTTTCAAGCGTTTTTTCAAAGGTTGTTACTTCTCTTTCTGAAGTAGTACCTTCTAATCTGTTATAAAAATCTTGAATTATTTTTTCAATTTCCTGAATACCAGGAATATCTAAAACATCACCAATTGAATCTGAAACATATGAATTTTTTATATATTCATTATATCGGTCTTTAATATCATTAATGTTTAAAAGGTTCTGTACTTCTTGAACTTCTTGTACTTCTTGTACTTCTTGTACTTCTTGTACTTCTTGTACTTCTTGAACGTCTAATATTGTATCTACCATTTTTATATCCTATTATATTTTTGATTATTTTGATTATCTTCTTTAAATTGTGATTTCTTATCCACTAATAAATTATTTACAAATGTAAAAATTGATCTATAATTATGATCTTTCCAATTTACTTCTTCTGAATCCATAATACCGTAACAAAAATGTTTATCTGAATTAATATTATTTAATTTTTCTTTTGCTATCACACGAGTTAAATTACCAGTACACAATAATGCAAATTCATCTCCGCCAAATCTATAAATTGTTGCAATATCTTTAAACTCTTCTGATAGATTATAAGCAACTTTTTTTATTAATTTATCACCTGCTAAGTATCCAAAATTATCATTTGTATATTTTAAACCATTAATATCAATTAATGCAAAAATAAATCTACGGCCGTCATAGATTCTTGAATCAACCATTCTTTCAAAAGCTTCATCAAAATCTAATCTACCTTTTAATCTAGTCATTGAATCATACTTATATTTTCTAACCATATCCTCTGCGAAGATAATTTTATCTTCGCAGGTTTCTCCATCAAATACTATCATTAAATTTCCTTTTGTGATTCTTTTAATAATTCTTCTTCAAACCATGATCTAGCAATTTGACTAATTCTATTATTAATCTCTTTTGGTGCAATCTCAGCTTCTATATAATCATCCATACATTCTTTCATAATATCCTTATGTATCCATCGCATAAAATCACCTAAACCTTTTTTAGAAGGCTCAGCTTTTTCATTTTCGATCCCAAATACATATTGCCACGCTTGCTCACATCGACCAGCGGTTGCTACTTTTTCAGCTAATGTGTTTTTTGCTTGTTCTTTAGCTTCATCTACTACTTTCAACTTTTTAATTTTACTATTTTGATGCTTTTCACCCTTTACTTTAAATTTAAATAAAGTATCGTTATATTTGAATGTTCCAACAATTCCTTCACCTATATTATTTTCAACACCCATTTCTTTTCCAATAGGAGATTCATTTTCAATTTCAGAAACTAACGAATTAAATGTATTATTAAACAACAACGGTGTGTTAAAATCGACTCTATAGTACCAGACTTTATAATTCATAATATTATAAATATTATGTTCTTCATTTGCAGCATATAAAAATCTTGTTTCTATTCCTATTGTTCCTTGAACCTTTTCCTCTGCTATAATAGTAGGTAACCAACGGGATGGTTGTTCATCGGTTCGTAAAATTTCATTATGCTCATCATATAATGGCTCAAGTGGAGACACTTTAAAATGTTGAAAAATAATACTTCTTTTCGATAAACCAGTTACTGCAGATTTTTGTTGAATTCTACCACCACTCCACTCATAATATAGGCTAATAATATTATTATTTAAATCAATATTATGATAAATTGCTAACTCTTTGAGTAAAGATATCCATACATCTTTAATAGAATAAGCAGCAAATGCACACCCAGCATTATCTGATTCAATCGTTAATATTCGCTCTCTACTTTGTACCCAGAAACCATCTGGTTCAGAATAACATACTGCTGCATTTGTACCATGTATTTTTTCAGTGAATGTTACTTCACAAATAGGTGCAGTTATAACACCTTCATATTTAAGTTGCTTTTTTAAATTTATAGTAGCACTTTTAAAATCTCTTATATCATTATACTTAATCATTCTTTTCATCATATTTCCTTATTGTATTTTAGTTCGTCTGGAACATCTAATTTTAGTATTGTATTATCAGATAAATCAATACTATATCTACTAATTGTAAACTTTTTGTTTTTAGGTCCATGCTGAGACATCAAGTTAAAAGTTAAATTGTTTGGATGAGATGTTTTCATTCGAAGTGTAAATTGAATATCTTCAGATTCTAACATGGACTGAATTATTTGACATTTTTCTATCCAAATTATTTCTTCTTCTTCTTTTGCTCCTTTAGGTATCTTAATTCTAAGGTTGTGTTCTCTATCAATAGTAAACTTAAAATGTTTACCCTCATTATGTTGAACTTGTTTTTTGTAATCAAACATTATAATATTCCTTTATGTAATGTATTATCATTAAAATCAACCGTGTGTAAAACAACCCATTGGTTATTAATTTTTTGATTAATTCGGACAGTGTTGTATCTCATATTTTTACTAGAAGCGGAGATAGGTTTAATAAATGTAAAATCTTTTAATAAATGTTTTATGATCATACATTTTTCTATCCAATTCTGACGATCTTCATATTCACAATCTTTCGGAAATGTTATATAGAGTTCTTTTTTTAAATAATTTATTTTTAATTTAAATCTACCTGTCTGCGTACCAACTTTTTTAATTGTTTTTAATGTCATTTATTTTCCTTTATAACCATATAATTAATAAACTTTTATTTTCATCCAATTTTTCTAGATAACTAATCTCTTTTATGCGATAATCCTTTTTTACTGAATTATAAATTTCTTCACAAATTAATTTATAATTTTGAACTTTATTTATTTCAAATTTTATTCTAACCAGTTGTCTTTTATAAAACACATCACAGTAAAATCGATTAACCTTACTGTGCGGTTCTAAAATTTTTAAAGCTTTTTTCCAAATATCAGAAGTGATTTCATTTTCTAATTTTTCACCTTCAGTTATTCTACGATTTTGAGCTTCAATCTTTTTAGTACTTGATTTATCAATTGTCAATTTGTAATCTATCATGCTTCAACTGCTTCAACTGCTTCAACTGTTTCAAAATTCTCTTTTTTCATATCAACTATATATTTACCAAATACAATATCAGAATCCATCTCAACATGAGCATTGTAAAATATATTTGTACTCATATTCAACTGCTCATTTAATATTATTTCAGTTATATCATTTGTATTTGATTTATAATCAATTGAGAATAAACTAGGTAATAAATCCGATTGTATAGTATAATATAGTGATAATTGATTACCTTTTGTATCAAAATATTTAAAATATATCACATCATAGTCATCTTCCTCATATGTCAATTTTACAGTCTTTGATAGATCTGCATCTTTAATTAATAATTTTATATCTTTTAAATCGACTATCATTTTTACTCTCCTAATTCATCTATTATATCTGCGATATCACTTAAACTTTTATCTTCGTTATCTTTTAAAAGATCTTCAGAAATAATAATATCTTCATATTCTAATAAATCTTCAACAATATTGTAATAATCATCCTCATCTACTAAACTTTTTAATGTGTCACATGAATAAGCTTTCATAGATGAATAATGATCTACACAACTTCTTAAATATTCTATTGTTAAACTCATTTACTCTCCCTTTTTTAAATATTTTTCAAATTCAACTAAATCATTTAACCACAAATTTGCAGCTGTTATATTTGAATATGTTTTAATCTCTTCATCTGTATCCGATATTATTTTTTCCAATTCAATAATTTTATCTAAAGTTAAATTACTAATTCTCATATTTAAAAGATAATTATAGCTATCATCAAATAGTTCAAAATTATGGTCTTCTAAATCTTTTGAAATTTCACTGATTTTACGATTTTTTAATATAATAACATCTGTGTTTACCAGTTGAATAAATCGAATTTTCTCCTTATTCATTTTAGTATCTTTAATCATTTTATCGAGAATAAATTGTTTGCGTTGTTTATATATATTCAAAACATACATTATATACTCAAAAAAGATTTCTGCGATATTGTTATATCGAAATATATTATCTTTTGTGTTTATTACTGTTAAATTTTCAGAACGCTTTCCTTCTAATTTAAAAAGTTTTATTAAGACTAATCTTCTTTCTTCTGTATTTTTTTTATCGATTTTTGTCCAATTCAAAGGCATTTTAATTATAATGTCAAATTCATCACCATTAATATCTTCAACATATGATTTTATTTTTTCAGCGTCTTTTAAAGCTTCTAATACTTTCATATAAGATTCTCTTGTATAATTGGGAGGAACTTCTGTTATGTGGATAGTATTTTTCTCTTCTTTTACTATACCAGTATATAACCATCCTCCTTTTTCGTGAGGAGTTATTGTACCCTTAAATAAAGGCGCATGTGGTGGGATATTTGTAGGAATATCTTTACGTTTTCCTGATAAAATATCTTTCAATATCTTCAATATATCCTCGGTTTTTCTCGGTAAAACATCACTAGCATAACCTACACCAATCTGACTTTGCCCATTTATTAATAATAAAGGAACAATTGGAATCATAAATTCTGGTTCAATTAACTTCCCTTCAACTTCTTGGGTATTAACAAAATGCTTATTATCTATATCATTGAACATTATTTTGCTATATTTATATAATCTTGTCTCAATATATCTTGAAGCTGCAGCTCCTCTATCACTCCTATTACCATATGTACCATCCTCTTTTAAAAGAGGTATCTGATTATTGTACTGTGGAACAAGATTTGTAATTGTGCTTTCAATGCTTCCTGACCCATGATGATACGCAGTATGCAAAGAAATAATTGCTGCTAGATCAGAAACTTTAGTTTTTTTATCTATATTTTTATCGATCATTGTATAGACAACTTTTCTTTGTGTCTGAGCAAAACCGTCAACCAAATGAGGTATTCGTTGTAACGCTCGATAAATGGCATAGTCACAGTAATCTGTATTGTAAAATTCGCCAAGATTTATTTCATTATAAACTTGATTCAATTTTTTTAAATTCATATATTCTCCTTAATTTTTCGTATGTCTTAAAAAGAAGGATCTTGATACCTCTCTCTAGTTCCTAACATAATAGCAGTGCCAGTATTCATTGCAGAACCTTTTTCAATCCATTTACCATTTTTACGTAAAGTAAATAAACGACCATTACTTTTCTCTGTGATTTTATTTGGAAAATATTTATACTTTCTTTCTTCTCCTATTTCATAAGGACCACCAACAACTTTCCAATCACAAGTTTCTACTTCGATACATTTATCAGATATAATTCTTATAACCGTTCCAGGATTTCTATCAGAATATGATAGAAAAGTCGCGGGCATAGCAACCTCAGGTTTTATTGCTGCGTGAACTGATTGTATAATTTTATTCATTTTATTTCCTTAATTAATATCAATACCAATACTTTGAATGTGTTCTCCATTTATATTTTCAGATGCATATTTAATCGCTGATATTATATCATATGCTTGATAATTAACAGTTCTGTTTTTTACAACATATGATTTAGAAACGGTTTCTAAATCTGAGCCTTCTAATAATTCTTTAAATTCTTTATTTTTTTCAAATGGTATTCCCAAAACTTTTGCAATTGCACTTGCACTTGCATGCGTGTTTAAATCAATTTTCATTATATTTCCTTTTCTCTTAAACTTTTATTTTTCTATCTTTATCGATAAAGATAGAAAATTATTTTTTTAAAATTTATTATTCAAAATGAACAGAACACTCTTCTAAGTCTTTCCATTTGTAATCATAGCCTTTTTGTGCACAAGCATCTTCTGGAAGTACTCCATCTTCGATTAAAAATTCAAAATGTTCATTATTAACATCTTGTAACCAATCATTAAATGCTTTTTCACTTGTGAACACTTCGATATCTTCTTCTATTCTAACCATCTTCATAAATATTTTCATTTATATTCCTGCTCATATTTATATTTTCTATCTTTATCGATAAAGATAGAAATATTAAAACCTAAAACTTTTTTAATTGACATTAAATATTCCTGCTTATATTTTCTATCTTTATCGATAAAGATAGAAATATTAAAATTTTAAACTTGATTTTCACTCGTTATATGTTGAATAGTGCAATATTTAGTTGAAATAATTTTTATATAAATCGTTACATATATATTTTTTAATAGTATTATATCATTCTTTCTAAAAGTTTCATTTATATTAGTATTACCTGTTGTAATATTTTTACTATTTATTAATTTAAAACTTTCATTCTTACTATTTATCAATTCTTCAATTTTATATCTTTTGTGTAATTCTAATTCCATTTTTATTTCCTTTATTCTAAGCATCTTCATAAATATTTTCATATTAAACTATTTTCTATATTTTCTATCTTTATCGATAAAGATAGAAATATTAAAATTTTAAAATTTTAAACTTGATAAAATATAATCAATTTTATCAATATCTAAATATTTGATTCTAATTATATTAATAGCATTATTTAAACAATACATTGTTTTGATATAATCATTATATTTTGTTTTTCTTAAAGCTACAAGACCTCCAAAAAATTCAACTGGTTGAAAATGTTGCTTACCATCAAACTCAATTATTAAATTATAATTAGGTAAATAAAAATCAAATCTATAATTTCCTAAATCTTTAATAATATATTCTTTAATGTATTCTATATTATTATTTTCTAAAAATAATCTTATTCCTTTTTCACCCCTTGATTCATTACATTTCGGACAACCTTGTTTAAGTCTTACATGCGCAAACGGTTTCTGATAAAAAAACGAATTGTGTAATTTACAAAAAATTTGTACTTTCGTTTTTTCATTTTTATATACTATATCATCGTACACATATTTATCCCCATGAACTTTTTTAGATCGTTCTATGAATTCAGATGTTTCTAATTTAATATTTCCTCCACATTCAGGGCATCCATTTTTGCCTGAAATATGCCAATTTAATTGTTGTTTAAATATCCCATGTATTGGACAAACTATAGGAACTTTTTGCTTCAGTCCTTTATAAGTTCTTGAAAATATTAAAGAATAATCATACTTAAAATTGTGTATTTTATTCGCTTCTAAAATAACATTTGATAATTTTCTAATTTGCTTATTTGATGCTTTTTTATATCCACAGAGTGTACACCCAACACACTTTCCTATATGAGAATTTGGTGTCTGCCAAAATATATTTCCACATATTAAACATTTTATTTTCACTTTTGATTTTATACCTAAATAAACAACTTCGGAATAATCATAGTTATCACCATGAACTTTTTTAGCTCTAATTATAAATTCTTCTGTTGTTAATTTTTTCATTAGGTATTTCCTATATCAAACTCTTTAATTCTTAGTTGAATCTTATCTTTTCTAAAATCAGAATCATCTTCTAACCATTTAACCATCAATTTTAAATCATCTTCTGTATAATCAAGTTGTACTAAACATTCTTCAAATGGTCTAAGTTCAAAAAATTGTTCATATTCTTTAGGATTCAATGATCCTAATCCTTTTTTATATTCAATTGTATATTTATGATTGCTTTTCTTTTTCATAAATTCTATATATTCAGATTCCGTTATGAATGCTGCTACCATATTTTCTTTTTTATCTTTAGCAACTTTAATAGGAGTTCTTAATATAAGTATCTTTTTATGTTCAAAAATATCTGGTACAAATTTGTAAAAGAATCCTAATAATAATCCTTGAATATGACTACCATCCACGTCCGCGTCAGTTGTAATAACTACATATTCATAAGTCATATTTAAACAGGAATTGGTTTCACTTGAAAATTTTAAACCAAGTATATTCATAATATCTTTATACTCCGCATTTGTAATAATCTTTTGAATTTTATTTGTAAATGGGTTTGCTACAACACCTCGTAACGGTAAAAAACCATTAAGTACTCGACCTAGTGCTTTTATAATACCTTTTAATGCTGAATCGCCTTCTGTTAATAATAAAAATTTTTTTTGTGTACTCGCATGTCTGACTTTAAGAACTTTTGTTTTTTTTAATTCTTTGTCTGCATTTGCTGCTGCTTTTTTTTCTTCTGCATCAAGCTTAGCATCATGTAAAAATGTTATAGGTTCAATGATATTCTTATTTTTTGCAACTCTTGGTAAAATCGTTTTCCAATCTTCTCCAAGATAATTTCGAATATCTTTATCTGAGTTTTTTATGCGTTCCTTAGTTTGACCATCCCACACAATTGTAGGAAAATCACTTCCTATAAAAATAATTTTTAATTTATTTTTTATATCTCCTGGTCGAATATTTGAAAACTTTTTTGGTAATTTATTTTTAATTTCTGCTTGAACATATTTTAAAATATAATCAACATGCGTTCCGCCTTTAATGTTTAACCCGTTAACTAAACTGAATATTTCAAAGTCATCAATTTCTGTTGGAAACACTCCAATACTATATGTATCAGTTTCAAATACTTCACCACCTGTTCCAATAAACTGCATAAATTCTTTTGTTGAATATTTAATTTCTTCATTATTAAATGAAAAATTAATGTTCTTATAAAGAACTGATAAATTAATAATTCTTTGTCGAATAACTTGAATAACAACTTGATCGATTTTTAAATCTTCTTGGTTAGGAAGTTGTGTGATATTAAACCTTTTTAAATCAGGTTCAAAATAAACAGTTGTTCCTCTTTTAGTTCCAGGTTTAACATCTTTAATATTTTCATTATAATTTAAATCGTTATCTTTCCATGTTCCAATATACTCTTTTTTTCCGTCACATGTTTTGCCTGTAAATACATTTGACCATACCATACAAGCGTAACTCCCTACACCATTTGTACCAATTGTCGTTGCATCTATTTCATCATCATTAAAGTTACTACCAGCTTTTGCTAATCCCCAACATGATTTGGGAATAATTATATCATTTCCTTGTAAATCAGGAATCATTTCAATCGGAATACCATCACCATTATCTGTTACTTGAACAGCTTTACCAGATATCTTAATATCTAATATTGCTTTACGTTTTTGATTTTTCAATACATCAACTGAATTATCAATAATTTCATTAATAATCTTTACTAAGGCCGGTACGTAACTAACTTTTTGTTTGACAATTTTTTTCAGTTTTGTGTCTAAAAAATACTCTTCATGCTCACCCTCAGTAATAGCACCAATAAACGAGGCAGGCCTATTTAGTACCCACCATCTATCGTCCTTGATTGCATGTCTGATTTTTTTTACTTTTGAATCACTCATGGTTATCCTTAAATAATTTTGGATTGTATTTTTTGAACATTTTCATAGAGCTTTGTATATCCTCTTCTGAGGGGAAAATGAATGAATTTCCTTCTCTTTTAATTGGTTTTGGTGCCATTGCAAATGGTCGAGTACTTATAGGAATCTCAGAATCAGCTTTTTCTTTTATTGCAAATATATCAGCATATTCTAACTCTTTAGAATATGTTATATTATCAATTTCAATCACAATTATAATTTTATCATTTTCGATATATGAATCTTCCAATGCCTGTTCTTTGATATCTATTATAAATCTTTTTTGGCTTTTCAATCTTTCTGGAAATTCATAATCCCAGTTATTATGATTATCTAAAATCATTGCAAATGAGATGTTATTTAATATAAAATTTTTTATTAAATTATAATTACTTTCATTTATTATATCTTTTGTTATATCTGTCATATCTTTTCCTCTTATTGTATATTCATAATCCTTACATAGCTCGTGTTTAACGAGCTATTCATCAAGATCTAAATTAATCGTTACTTGATCACAACTATCACATTCTACTTCAGTAGATACATTTACATTATCAATTAAAACACTTTCAATTTCTATAACAACTTCTTCTGTTACATCATCTAGTATATCTTCATCATCACATAAAGCAGTTTCAGTATTATCAATTTCACAATCTTCTGTTTTGCCTGTGAATAATGTATCTATATCAAACTCTTCATCGTCTTGTCCATTAATATCAATAATTTCATCTTTGAAAAAATCTTCCGAATTATTATCATATATACTCATAAATCTTAACAATAGCATATTTAATCCGTTATTTAACGTATTAACGGTTGGAGACATATACTTATCTTTCATAACATATTTGCCATGTTGTATCATCTTACTATTAAGATTATTCTTATCTTGTATAGCATCACTTTTAATTGTTCTTAATTCAACAGAACACATATTATTAGCAGAATGTCCAATTAAAGCAGCTGTTGTTTGCCAACTAATATGACAACCACCATTCTTTGTTCGACCTCTAGGAGGCTCTCCTGTACTTTTACTATAATTATTAGCAAATGCAATAGCATTATATTTAGAATAACTTGTATGAAATAATTTGATCCAATAATTTTGTCCAATATATACATTCTGTTTGACTTCTTGTACTACTGTACTACCAAAAACATTACTAGTAAATCCACGATCTCTCATATATTGCATCAATTCTTTTGAATAAATAATCTCTGTTTTTTCTGTAATATTTATATCAAAAGTTTCTTGATAAATTTTTAAAAATTTATCAATATAATCTTTAAAAGAAATTCCTGGAAAATTATCAACTAAAAGATAAAAACCATATTCTTTTACAGAAGCTTTAAATTTTTCGTAAATAGAACCATTTTCAGCAATCTCTTGTATCATATCATCCACTCTATCATAATATTCTTTATCATATAATTTAATAAAGTTTTTATTTATAAATGTTAATCTTAATACAATATCTTCCGCATTATCAATATGTTGTTCAACATCGGTAATGATTTTAGCCAATCCTATCTCAAATACAGTTCCCCAGTTATTTCTTCCAAATAAACCGAGAGGATTAAAAATAATATCTGATCCTCCTGGCATTAAATGGTCAGGTAAGATTAAACTTACAACACCTTTACCAGCATACACATTTGCAAATTTATCCCCGACACATGTTGGCTCAGATTTATATATTTCGATTTCTAATACATAATCGATAGAATCTTTTTCAATTCGATAATCTGTAGCTATTCCTTCAAGTTTTAAATTTGGAAATGACTCAGTGCTTTCCCACTGATTAAAAATTGTATTTGTCATTTCAACAGCTTCTTCTTTATTAACATATACGGTTGAAAGTTTATTATATATATCTTTTTTGATTTCTATTTGTCTAAGATATTGTGATTGTACTTCTTTAATCATTCCATCAGTGTAAATATATTCTTCTTCTAGCTCATCAAAAGTCTTATCTGTGATTCGGTGAACTTTAAATTCTTTTATTGTTCCTCCATTTATACTATCAACACTTTTTCCATATATTTTTGATTGTTTTTTACTAGTATTGTTAAATTCACTCAGCATATTATCACTCGAATCAATTTTAAAATATTCTATATAATTTTCATCACTTATCTCTCCTAATTTAAAAAAATAATTCTTTTTTGAATTTTGTAAATATTTAATTTCTTTACTGATAGGAATAAATATTTTCTTTGAATAATCTATTCTGGTTTTATCTGCATATGATTCACTCATAACAAACGCATCATCTGCAGTATATCCATAAAATGAACCATATAAAATATTAGTCCTGTATCCAATTCTTGGAACATTGTCTATTGTTTGTCCAGTATAATCATATAATACATCACCCTTTTTAAATTCAACATTCTTTTCAACAGACATTTTATATTTTAAAGTTATAGTATTATTAGTCATTCTTTTAATTGAAGGACAATATACAGTTTTAAATGAATTACTTTTTAAATAATACAATACAAGATAATTGTAATTGCTATATAAAACAATTCCATCTTCTGCTGCATACTCAACAAAAGGAGAATCAATATTTGTCAATGCTTGATAATTTTTATTTAATATATAAGGTGTATCATTATTATCACTTGTACAAACTTGTAGTAACTGTTTTGCAGACATGTTTGTTCTTGATGCATCAACATGCGCAGCAAATGATTCAAATATTTCAATTTGTGGTGAAAATAATATCTTCGAATCGTCAATATTTTTATATAGATCTGTTAAATCCAATTTTCCTAATTCAATAGCGTCATCTATTTCTTCTTTGCTCAACGCATTTATTTGATCTAATTGCTCAGCCTCTTCTAATACGTCTTCTAAATTTCCAAAATTTTGCACTAATTATCCTTTAATTCATACAATGTAATTCCTAAATAAATGCTAATTATTATTGCAAATAATGATTTATAAGGCTCTTGATGATATTGACTTATGTCTATCAATGGTAATATATTAATTGCTGCGACAAATCCTGCTAAAAATATTAAAAATATTAATCCTAAAAATTTTAATTTATACATTTTATGTCCTTATAATAATTCTATTTCTTTATGTATTTCAAGAATTCTTGATGATAATTCTTCTAAATAAACATTTAATAATTTTTTATAAACTGGATGATAGTTACCATCTTTATCGAACATTATATGTAAATTATAACCTGAGAAATCTTTCTCAGTAATCATATGAAATCCATCTCCAGATTCCAATATTTTTTCAGCTGTTCTAATATCACGGTTTAATCTATCTAACTCTGCATTTAAATCAAACGCTTTTTTCATATTTAAAATGTCCATTTTATTTCCTTTAATATATTTTGTATTTTATAGAATAATACACTAACATTATTCTTTTTATTTGAGGTTGTTTTATCTCCAAAAATCACATTTTCTAAAGATTTTTTCTCTTTTCTATTTAAGATACTTTTATAATCTTTTGATAAATGCAATAAATCTAATGTATCAAAATCATTACTAATTATAAATGGATATGTGCTCATTACTAATCTATCTATCTCAAAATATCCAAGCCGTTCTAACTTCTCAAGTGTAAATAATACAATATTTTCTATTATATCATCTGATTCACTTGATGAGTTTTTTATTATAATATCACTTTTTTTTGCTATAATATTTGATTGAGATCTCTCCCATTTACAATTAAATAATCGTTTATTATATAATAAAATGTATTTCCACTCTATTAAATACATAAATTTATTTATATATTTAGGCACAATGTCATGCTGTTTTAAAATATATAAGACATTCCCAAAATTTTTATTTAAGTTATCCATATTCTTTCCTTGTAATCAAATCGTATTAATTTAATATTATATTTATCACAATATTGTGATTTATATAAATCATTTAATTGTTGTTGTTTAAAAACTTTTTCACCTCCAAAATATTCGATTGGTTTAAAATGTTGAATACCATCGTATTCAATACATATATTTAATTTAGGTAAATAAAAATCAAATATTAATTTTTTATGCGTCATTAGATTAACACAATCTTCAAACTTATATTGTTCAATAAAACTTATATCATTTGCCTCTAATATATTTTTAATATATATTTCACCCTTACTCGAATTGCATTTAGGACATCCGTGTCCTTGTAAATGATCATTAGGTGTCTGATGAAACAATCCATGAGAATCACAAATAATTTCAACTTTATTTTTAGCATTTGTATATTGTACTTTATCATAATTGTACTTATCATAATGGACTATTACACTTTTTTTAATAAATTCGTCTGTATTTGAAGTTGTATCAGCACATTTAGGACAACCACATTTAATATTTATATGTGAATTTGGGTCTTGTTTAAAATCTCCGTGTTCAGGACATCCAATAATAATTTTTTCACGAATGTTTTTATAATTAACTTTAATATAATTATATTTATTTTTATGAATTTTATTAGCTAATGATATAAAACTATCCGTGTTATAGGAGATATCCGCACATTTAGGACATCCACTTTTTTGCGACCCGATATGATTTTCAGCATATGTTTCAAATATGCCATGTATTAAACATTTGATTTTTAATCTTTTTTTTCGTCCTTGATAAATGGTAACTGAATAATCATATTTATTCCTATGAATTATATTTGCTCGTTTAGTAAACTCTTCTGTTGATAATTTAGTTTTTGAACATTCAAAACATCCATTCTTTCTATAAATATGATTATAATATTTTTGATAAAACATTCCATGTATGGGACAGTTTATTTCTAAAACAGTGTCTGGTTTTACTATAGAAATATATGTATATTTTCCATCATGTATTTTATTTGCTTTATCTAAATATTTAATATATTTAAGATCCTTGCTATTCTTCAACTCTGCCATAATAATTAAGCCGAGTATCATTTGTAAAAATTAGATTACTACCCATTTTTTGAGCTGATACACTAATAGGACACAATTTACCAAAACCAGATGGATGATTTGCTGTCCATGATTTTGGTATTCTACTATCATTAATAATATAAATATCTTGTGATACTTTATTTATAACTGGATTAGTATACGGTAAAGAAATATTAAAATACTGGCCTGCGTGCATCAATCCCCTAAATCCTGATGTAATTAACACTCTAGAATTCATAGTAGGTAAAAATGCTTGTTTTTCATTTTTATCAATTGCTCCATATAATAATCTTAAATACATTTCATAAATCGGATTAATTAAATATTCATTCATAACGATTCGACGATTATTTAAATCGCTCATATCAATTACAGCATCATCGACATGATGCTTAATTACTAATTTAACAATATCTCGAATATTATCTACTCCGAAATAATCTTTAAACATTCCTCTAAAATAATCTAATATGATATATTCATCAAAAAATGTATGTAATTCAAGATTTTTATTTATAAAAAAATCAGTCTCATGGAACCCCATCATTTTATAAACATGTTCAATTCTATCATTCTCTTTCATTTCGCATGGAGAAATGATATCATTATCAACCAACTGTTGATAATATTCTTCATCAAACAATGTTTTCATAAATGTATTTAATTCAACAGTTTTTCGTCTAAATAAAACTTCATTTTTTTGAAAATTGAAAGTTAAGTTAAAAGTAGGAAGTAAATTAATAAATATTTTATTGCCCTTCTTTTCATTTTTTAAAACATCAATTGGTGATCTTTCTAAAAAAAGAATTGGAACATACAAAGAACCATTCATTATAAAATAATTACCTTGTAATAATTTTGGATATAATAATTCTAATTTCTGTTCATGGTTATCTGCTTCCATTTTAATTATAAGTTTCTCATAATATGAGCCAGAATCTCCTAAATAATCACTGGAGCTATCCTCTGATTTGATTTCACTTTTAAAATTATCAGGTAATATTTTTTTAATGTTACTCATCATATTTCTTAAAATATCATAAACTTTATCATGATCCATTTGTCTAAAATCTTTTACTATTTTCCATTTGTCATTTGATACTGTTTTTGGTTCGAATTTAATCAAATTCATATTTAACCTTTTATTCTATTAAAAAAACTGCCAGATAATTTATAATTACCATTCAATGTTATAATTGCCTTATCTTTTGCTCGTTTTTCAATCTCTTCCGTTGTTAACCATCCGGTTAATGTTCCAGCACCAGTAGATGAGTTATATCGATAATTTTCATCATAATAATAAAATTTATAAACTGGTTGTAAATCATCCGCATATAATTTACCAATTGTCCAATTAAATGAATTTCCTTGTAATTTATTTTTTAAATGTGTTCTAAGATTATTATCAATACCTTCCTGTGCATTATCATTAATTGCACATATAACGTCAGTCTTTTTAAAATACATTGTTTGTCGATAATTGCTTTCAATAGTAATCAATGTCCCTATAACATCATCCTCATAATCTTCATTTGATAATGCATCTACAACATTTATTAATTCATCTAATTTTTTTGCAAATAAATCTTCTTTTGCAACAATTTCATGAAAATCTTCTTTTTTAAGATTAATATGATCATGTAAAGCATCATATATTTCCAATTCTGATAATTCACCAGCTTCTTTTAATTTTTTAGATAATAACTTATTGTATCGAGTCCCGTTGTAAGTTATTCCTGTTATATTATCATCTAAAAATAAATGTTCAACTCTTTCTGGTAATACATATTTATATTTTTTCATAATTTTTCCTTTAAATCTCGAACCCAAGTTCTTCTGCAACTACAATGCTGCGATCTTCTATATCAGTTGTTTCTAAATCTTTTTCAGAAACTTCTAAGCCATAATAAGTTCCAAAATCATGAGCATTACTTGAAATAAATAATGATACCTTAGGAAATTCTTTTAATAAAGTATTTCCTATTTCAGTTAATCCTTTTATTTGACTAAAATCATCACCTTCAAGTGTTAATAATTGGTAGCAATCACATCCTAATTTATTTTCTATCGATTGTATAGTTTTTGGATATGAATCAAACATTATTCTTCCTTTTCTCTAATTAAATATGAATATTCATCATCATTATGTAATAAATATTCACATTGTTGATCATAATCAAAATCAGGTTCTCTATTTGACCCAGATTCACCAAAGATGCAATTTAAGTCATCTTTATTAATTTCTTGAAATTCTTCTAATTCTAATTTAATCATTTTCCGCTCTTTTTAAAGCATTTTCTTTAAGTAAACATGAACCGCATTTTCCGCATGGTTCACCATTAACTGGAAAATAACAACTAAAACTTGATAATAAATAATGATTTTCATTCGCATCTTTAACCATTGCTGTCTTAGTTCTATTAACATATGGAGCAATTACATTAAAACCTGAACACTCTTGTCCACCAACTTTTACTAACTTACTCATTGTTGTTACAAAAGTTTCTGAGTTATCTAAGTAAATCATGCCTTCTGATAAATTTGCACCTATACAAATATCAACCAATTCATTTGGATAAAGCTGTTCACATCGAGCAGCTGCTAATGTTAATAGTTGTGTATTTCTAAAAGGTACATATGAAATAGCTGCTTCAGCTTCCGCTTCACCTGCTCCAATTGAATTTTTATTCATTAGTCTAATATCTTTTAATCCACAAACTTCAAGTAAATTACTAAAATAATCTTTAACATCAATGATTTTAAAATCCACTGACAAATAATATATCTTACTATATTCTTTAGCTGCTAATTCACCTGCTTTAATTTCTTCAGCATTTGCTACCGTACCCCAATCAAAATACCATAATTCCGCTGATTCATAATCATTCTCAGCTAAAGCTTTTTGAGTTGCACACGTTATATCTAATCCACCTGAATATAAAGATACTAATTTAATAGTTGAATCATCAATTGTATCGATTGGTAATTCTTTTTTATTAAAATATCCGATATCTATATTAGATATAAGTTCTAAATCTTTATATGAATATTTATATAAACCTAGACCAGAATTATAATGATGTTTCAATGATACAGCACTAATTTTTCCACCTGTATTTTGTACTTGTTCAATCGCATCATAAAATGGTAAATGCTGAAATATCTCAGTATCTACTGAGATATTAATATTTTTTTCTTTTGCAATCTCTTCTGCTCTAGGTATTGTACCATGAACCATAACTATATCATTATTTGATGTAATGTATGGCTGTTTAAATGTCGAGGGTTCTTCCATTTCAGGAGTCAATCTGCTAAAAAAGAAAAAATTATAATATGATTCATTTGAACATATTTGTGAAATATTATCTTCCCATATATTATCTTCTGGTAGATTATTATATGATATTCTACTCGTAAATTTTTGTCTCTCAATTATAACAGCTGATTCATCACCACCTTTTATTTTCAACATTTCATATATTTCGGGTATTATATCTTTAACTTTTGACGCTTTCCCATATACTTTTACAAAACTACACATATTAATCCTTTATAATGATTTCAATAACTTATCTTTACATTCCGTTATTTCAATAAATTTTTTTTGAGCTTTATTTTTTTCATATTCATTCTGAAATTTATCAGGATGATATATTTTAGCTAACTTCTTCCAATTTTTTTTTATATCTTTTTCGTTATAATTAGATATGTTTAAATTTAATATTTTAAAACAATCATCAATTCCTAAAATTTTAGAAGGATTATCATCCTTCGATGCACCGTCCTTCGCTTCGTTTTTCTCTTTTACTTGTTTATCTAGCAATAATTTTAAAATATATCTTGCAAATAGATCATATTTAAAAAAGTCTTTTGCTATTTTTGTATTATTTTTAAAAGATGCCTGAGACAACAAGTCTAATATTTCATTTTCATATTTTTTAAATTTATATATTATATATAGAATATAACTTAATTTAAAAAATAATATAAATACGATTCCAATCAAAGTATAAAAAGTATAATAAATTATACCATATATAAATAATAAAGGTATAGATAATTTAATTAATACTTTCAAAACTTTCAAAACTTTCAAAATAAAGACAAATACTTTTAATTTAAAGATTAGTAATCCTTGAATCATGCGACAAGAATAGGAGAAGAACTCCTATTCTTCTCCTGAAGTTTTAATTTTGTAATATGAATATCCCATAATTCCAAAGAATACAACAACTGCTCCAATAAAAATATAATAAGCAATACTTCCTAAATTTACAACTAACATTCCGATAATAATAAAAAGTAGAACTAGTTTCACTGCTTTAATTTTCATAAATTTTTTTAACTCTTTCATTTTTAATTCCTTTAATGGTAACAAGAGATTAAATCTGAATACATATGATCCAGATTCTCTTTAATTTTTGTAGTGTATATTCTATTAATTGCTTTATTGCTGAAATTGTGAAAGATTGATAATTTCGGATCTAATCTATCGATAACAGTTTTTAATGCAATTTGATGATCTATTGGTAATTTACTATAGCGTATCATTACTTTATTTTCATCATAATATAATATTCCTATAACTAATTCAATAAAAATACTTAAAATTCCATTAGGTAACACAACGTTATCTAATAAAAAATTATACATTTCATTGAGAGATAACATGTTTTCATTATCACGATTCCTGTCAATTATGCTAACAATATTATTTAATTGTTTAACACTATCATCATTAAATGGTAACTCGTTTATTATTATTTCATAGTAATCTTCCTTTTTTATTAATTCAACATGATTCGGATCATCATAATATTTTGAAGAATTAAGTAATTCTTGCAATTTTAAAACGTCATTTTCATCATTGTAATAAATTTTATTTGGTGAAACAAATCTTAATTTTTTAATAAGTTTAGTCATTGTTTCATTTATTTGTGTAATAAAAGCACCTGAAAAGTGATGTGTTCGTAAAACACTTTGGATAATACTTTCTGATATATACGCGCCGATACTTGCGCCTAATGCAACACTTTGCGGTTGTTTATGACCAAAACATTTTTTACATACTTTATAATTCTTAGATTCACAATAAATTGGACTTCTTAAATTAACATATGTGCCAATAAGACTTAAATCTGTTGTATCAATTTCTTCACCTGTTACATAATACCTTGAATACAATGATTCTAAATGTTGTTTATCAAGTATCTTAAACTCAAAACCTCTATCAGATCCACAATCGTCTAAGGTGTCTAATTTTAAAAATCCTGTCGCATAATAAAATTTACGCTGAAGTTCTCCTCCTTTTGGAATAGCTTCCTGTCGTTGGGCTAATGCTAATCTAGCACTATCTCCTCCCATAAAAAATTCACGTTTAGTTAAGCCATCAAGCAATGAATTTTTAATATTTTCTTGAAAAGCTTTACCGTAAATATTCGTAGGGATACCATTATTTGAAACAGCTTTTAATAACTGAACTGATTTGATTCTTGCTCCAGAATCAAAAACTTTTGCTAAAATATTAGTATCTCTTTCTTTTACTTTAGGTGTAACAATTTCTTGAAATAAAATATCGTTTTGATGAAATGCTATATAAGGTTCATTTACCAAGGTCTTTTTATAATTATCAATCTCATCACTACCAATTGCAAAGTCATCTAAATCAAATGTTGGATTACAATCTTGAATTATAGTTGAACATTCTAATAAAAATTTATCAAAATTATGAACATATGTATAAAATTCTTTATCATCAACATTTTCTCTTAAAACTTTTAATAGCTTTTGTAAATTTTTTTTATTTAATATATAACTTCCATCATATATCTTTTTATTTAGACCCAATGCTTTATTTATAACTGCGATTGTATACGGCAATTTGTCTCCATCAATAGAAACTATTCTGCCTGGGGTACGATTAATTGTATCAATCTGAACTTCAAAATCATCATATGAATCATACTGTTCAATATCATATTTTCTAATTGTTCGTTTGTTAGCATTTACACTTAATATATAAGCAGCATAAATTGCTTCATGTTCTGGATTTACAATTAATCCTCTATGATGTTCGAACTCTACTGAATTCTCCATATAGGTGTTCCAAAAATCTTTTTTTGCTTGTTCACTAGTTAATGCATAAACTGATAGATTATCTCCATCATAATCACTATTATACATTTGTGCAACTAAAGAATTCATACCAGTTACACGATCCTGTTTAATTCCAACGTGTTTATTATCAGCATATACTAGACCTAGTAAAGCCCCAGAAATATTATATCTCCATAGCACAGGCGGTCGTTCTAATAGCATTCTTAGATCTGAACCCTTTTCATCTAAGAATTTTTTAAACAGCTCATCTGATATATTTATATCTCCATTACTTGCTGTTTGTTTATGAACAGTTTGTACAAAGTTCGTAATACTAGAATCTTTTTCTTGTTTTTCATATTCAGAATTAACAAAATTTAAAAGTTCCAATTGAAAAATCTTTTTTACAGTTTCTTCATGTAATGCTATGCTTCCTGGAGCAAGAACAGGTTCCGGTACAATAGTGGCTCGCTGAGAAGTCTCTACTGTTTTTCCAGCTAATGATTCTCGAACTATACTTTTTTTTCTTTGAAAATTTTTATCAGTTATTTCAGCATATAATTTATTAATACTTGACTGATACTTATAAACTGTTTGTCCAAATCCTTCAGAATCTGTTTGAAACAATTTATCAATAAAACTATTTTTGATATTTTTTAAAATCTCAGTATATGCAGCTGTAATCGCATGCGCTTGATATTGTTTATTTAATTGAATTAATGGTCTAGAATCAGGCGGGATAACTAGAATAAAATTAACAAACACATAATCAGCTATTCTATCATCTGATAAATGTTCTAAAATCTTTTCTTTAAAAACTTTATTTCTTAACATACTTCTGTATAATTTATGTAGTGTTGTTATATCATAAACTTTTTTCAATATGCGTTTTTCATTATCTTTAAAATTATTAATTTTAACTAATTTCTGTTGCTGAATCGAATAATAGTATGGCTTCTGTTTATTATCTTCATATTTTTGATATGATAATATGCTTTTAATTGCAGTCTGACCGAAAATATTACCTAACAAGTTTTGAAAAATTGGTAATATAATATATATATTTTTAGGCAAATCAATTCTTCCAAAAGTGGAACTACGAAGCATATTTGTATCACATAATACATCACATGTTTCACATCGAACTCCTAAATTTTCTTTTGAGAAAATGGCTCCACATGAACATGAATTATTTTTTAATGGTCCAAATATAGACTCGGAATATAATCCATCTTCTGTAAACTTAAATTTTCCAGCTTTTAAAGAAGATGGGTTTGTAACACTTCTCAATTTATTTGCATTCTCAAATAACGAGAATGATAATTCTATTGCCATTTAATATCCTTATTCATTATAAACTGCCTTTTTTATTACTAAAAGTTTTAAGTGATTTATCTAATTCAACCTTTAAAAAAGTATGAATGTGTTTACATGCATTTATATTTTGATCAGGATTTGTCTTTTTTGGAGGTTCTAATACATATTTTCTAGGATTAAGTAATGCTCCTTTTTGAAATAAAACATATGCCCATCTATACTGAAAATCATCACAAGAACAAGCAACTTTTAGATTGCTTGTTTTCTCTAATTTTTTTGTATCCATATGAACCTCAACATTATATCCTTTACCAGATTTTTTATTAACAACAACTCCTTCAACTATAAAATCGATAGCTCCAGTCTTTCTTGATACCATAGTATCAAAATCTTTTGGTTCTTTAACTAATTGTAAAATATTTATCATATTAACTCTCTTGGTTTAATTTTTACCTGACAGGCAGGTAAATTATTTTTTTGAATAAATAAGTAAGACTTACTATAACTTCAAGCGACTTATACTAATGTAATATAGTTGTCATCGATGACCAACTATATTATATAGCATAAGACCTATTAGTTGTAAAAGTCTTCTTCTTGTTATATATATTTCTATGTTAACTTTTTGTATTTCTCAATTATAGTTCTACAATTTCTTAATGGATTAACTTTTTTTCTCCACCTCGTAATGTGTACAATGTTGTAAATACTTCAAATAAACACGACTGTAGATGTATATTTGGCATAGGTATCAATTTCAATTCTTGATAATATTTTGTAAAAATATGTTTCAATGGAAGTAAAATATCAACATCATTCAATAAATTTTTATAAATATATTCATAATTAATACTTGGATCTTTCTCCATAAACTCAATCATAGGATTATAATGTTTTGCTATATTTGGATCGGAATTTGGTATAGTACATATTGGATATATAACATCTGGTGTTAATGTCATTATGTATTGGATAAAAAATTTTATATATGAAATAATTGCTTCTTCTACTCCAGATGAACTTAATACATTATTGGTCAAATTGCTAGATTTAAATTCACCATTGATTGTTCCACCTTGTAGATTATTTAATAATTCTCTAATACCTTTATGTTCAAATGACATCACAACAGCATATAGATCATTATCCTCATATTTAACATTTTCTAGATCTAATATTTTTTTCATTCGAAAATAAACACCATCTACGTTAAAACTTGTAAAATTTAATTTTTCATTAAATCGTTGAAGTAAAGCGCTATCAATTCCATGAATATTATTCGTCGTAACGATATATGCTACTTTCGGCATATACCTTTCCATTAACCCATCTTTTAAAGCAGTTTGTGCTTGAGGGCTTAATCGATCAAACTCTTCACATATAACAATACGTTGCTTCGATGATACTGCACCATCAAGTAACCATGAATTTAATTTATCAATATCTGAAACACTTTTACTTAAAATAAAATAATCATGTGTACTTTTTACTATACTATGTAATAATATTTTATTAATTGTTGTTTTTCCTACCCCACCTGGACCAAAGGAAATAATATTTCCTTGAATCCAACCTTGTTCAACAAAACCTTTAATTTTTTTTTCAACCTCAGGTGATTCAAAAACAACATCATCAATTACTTGAGGTCTATGTTTTTCGAACCATGGTTTTTGCATTAAATTTTCCATTATAAAACCTATTCTTAATAATCGTTAAAATCTAATTGAATGTCTGGATTTTTGATTGCTCGAACTTGGTAAGTTAATACAGTTACTGTAATGTTAGATATAGTTTTAATGTAAATATCTTTGTCTTTTGAATATACTTCAAATACTAAATCTGTATCAACTTTTGGTACAGGAAATAAAGTAATTGCTTTATATCTCATAGTCTCTCTTCCTGCTGCATCAATAAATTTATAACTGATCTCTGAGTTGATATTTATACTAAGCACTTCAAATGTATTAACATCAATAATTATATTGAAAGATGGGGCTCCTAAAACTTTTTTAGCATTTGACATTCGAGATACTTCATTTTTATTGATTTTAAATGTATGTTTTAGTTCACCTGGGTCAATGCGTTCAACTGTTTGGATATTATCAATATCAGTTTTTACAATATTGATATTTGATTTTACTACGCCTTTAACTGATGAATATACTAGATTTGATTTTGCTGCGTCCATAATCGTAACTTTTTCACCACCTGAGATAAGTTTTAATTTTTTTAATGTATTATTTGGATCTTTTATGTTCCACGTATGATTGCCAAATATATCAGTTAGGTCACCATAAATTGCGCCTGATCCTTTAGCGATCAATAATTTACCTTTATTTATAGAAACTACATCGGTAGGCTCTAAATCAGTAGAAACAACTTCAATTAATTTTAAAAAAGAATCCCAGAAACTACTATCAATACTAGCAATTTCCGTTCCTTCTAACTCTTCGTTTTGTAGGACTTCTTGTTTAACTAGTTCAGCTACTTCTTCTCCAACAGGTGTTGGTTTCACATGTAATGGATTTTCAGGGTCCATTGTTTGAGCTACTGCTACTGGTTGAGGAGTTACTACTTGAGTACTACTTGAGCTACTGGTTGAGGAGTTACTACTTGAGCTACTGGTTGAGGAGTTACTACTTGAGCTACTGGTTGAGGAGTTACTACTTGAGTTGCTGCTTCAATGTCTATTTGAATTCCGGCTGGTGTGATTTGTTCCATGTTATATTTCCTTAGTTTTTGTAGATATGTATAATTTCTATAATAGTTTTAGTTATCTTTTTAGATAACTAAATAAACTCAAATTTTATAATATTTTCATTATTTCCAACATTAAAACTATATGGAAATTCTTGAATTGCTGTAACTGGTTTACCATATGCCTCATTAATATATCTATCAAGTCTATACATGTAAAAATTTTTAATAAATTCAGTTTTTGATTCAACAGCAGTTCCTAACTTATTGATTAACATATCAAGTGTTATTATATCATTTAATACAATTGTATCTTTTGATATATTTTTTACAATATTTACATTATTTACTTCTAGTGCAGATATTTCTTTTTTAAACAATTGAACAATTTTTTGCATATGTTTTAGATCAATTGTAACCAATTCTTTTGTATCCGTATCTTCTATATCTTTTTTTATATCCGTTTGATCATATCTTACCATTATATCTCCTAATTTTTTTCATTATTTATCCTTGCAACATTTTTTATATTTTTTACCAGACCCGCATAAACATATAGAGTTTCTTCCAATTTTTGGTTCTTCTCTTATGTATGGTTCATGACTCTGATACATCCAAGACATATCAGAAGTATGTTCTTTAAAACTTTTTTTTACCTTTTTACCAATTTTGTCTTGAAGTTTTCTATTTTTATTATCTTCTTCAAATTGTTTTAAAGTGTAATTATTAGATTTCTCTAATTTTTTATAAAGGGGATGACTAGTATATACCTTGTCTTCTAAATCATTTGCCATAGCAATCTCTATATCATTTGGATAACTTTTTTCCCATTCATTGTGCCAAGTTCCAGTGTTACATTCCGAACATAACATATGAGTCGGATAATTTTTTTTCTCACGATGTTCTTCATCTCTCCACCCATACATCTGCATGATTCCCCAATTTCTAAAACCATTTTTAATCTTATTCCCGTTGTCATCAAATTTTACTCCATGATGACAACAATTAGTATTTTCTATACATCCACATTCGAAACATATAAATAAACTCATATTATTTTTTTGGCTTTATATTCTTATATTTTAAATCATCATCTTCGTTGGTTTGTGACAATTCCATATTAATAGTAACACTTTTTACAGCAATTGGTTTATTTGAAATATGAATAATTTGTCCACCCATGATAAAATGTTGATGATAACGATTATTTACATCCCACCAATAAATATAAGGAATTGAACTTCCATATGTTCCATCATCACCAAGAACTTCTCCTGTTTTATAATTAGAACCACCAATATTAACTGAAATTCCTTGTGTATGCGCACCAGAGTTTGCATTTGCAACTAATACTGAACGTGGTGTTAATCTCTTTCCTGAGCTTGTTACTTTACCTTTAACTGTACTATAAATTAATACTTGTCCTGTATATGGACTAATAATATATAAATGTTTAATGCTTCCTGGTTTATTTTCAAACTCTGCACGTTTTTTAACATTACTCTGTTCGAATGTTAAACCATTGCTTTGTACTTTAACTTGAGCCTTAGCTTGTTTAACGCCTGAATTTGATTTAGGTGTTGAATGTTGTTCGAAATTACATCCGGTAAAATAGAATGCTATTGCGATTGTAATTAATATTGTAAAATTTTTCATTTCATTTCCTTTTTTTATCTTTATCGATAAAGATCATTTTTTTATATTTATGTTTTATAACTCTGCTAACTCAGCATCAATTTCTTCTAATGATTTATTGCTATCCAAATCATTTTGTTTTGCTGCTCTTAATGCTAATAAACGTTTTCTCTTTTCTTTTTTTAAATTAGCATTTTTCTTTTCTTCCTCTTCTTTCAATTTCACATCAATAATATATTTTAATATATCCATCTTGAGTTCAAGTATTTCATCAGCATTGGTTTGTTTATCAACAAAACTTTTTTTAGAAGACTTTTGAATTTCTTCATCAACAGCACTTGTGATTTCATCTAAATTTAATTTATCATTTGAACGAAGAGGGATTCTCCACATATCTTCAGTTGTTAGTAAACCGATTGTTGTGTTAAATGTAATTCCTTCTCTCATCGCTCTTTCAAATCTCTTTTCCATTTTATATTCCTTTTTGTTAAAATGATCTTTATCGATAAAGATCCTTTTTTAATTTAGAGATACTTCTCAACTCAAGCTAAAATTTTTAAATACTCCTTAAAATTTGATTTTTAATGTTCTTGTAAAATTACCAGATACTTTTACAATTAAAGTATTTCGTTTAGTTGTAGAAAATCCTAATCCACTTAATTGATTATCTGATATTTCACATTTTGTTTTATCACCTAACATCTCAAATACTTTTCGTTCTTTATCAAATTCACTTTTTAGAAATTCATTGTAGAATCCACGTGGGGCTTCATCATTCAAAGCATTTTCTAAAATGAAAAAGAAATGTTTATTTCCAATTTTTTGATCATCCCAATAATTTGGAGAAATTGTTAATAAATTAACTTTTTGAAACATTTCTGATTTAATATTCCATGTATCAGTTGAAGTGTGATTTGATTGAATATGTGATTCAATTTCTAATATATTACCCGTTTTTGTGATTGTTGCTACTTTAACTTTTTCATCATTATTCAATTCTTTATCATATGTAAAATCATAAATAATATTATTAAATTCAATTTGTGCAGTAAATCCAGTTTTACCTCCTCTATGAGCGAAGTTATGAACAATCATTTCATATTTACCATCAGGCATACTATTTAAATTTGTCCATGTTATATTTTCAACCGCTATTGAATTACCAGGATTTTGAATATCAATATCTAACATTCCTGATGATTCATGTTTAATTCCTTTATTAGAATAATATATTAAGTGATTATTTGGTTCAATACAGTGTGCATCAAAATCATTTTGGTTATTATCACCATCGTTCCATTGGATACTAAAACGCAATACTGCATCAATATTTCCACCTGCAGCTTTTACTCTTTCTTTAATTGAATCCGTTACATTTCCTTTGTAGCTCCAAGTAAAATTATTATCCCATTTTAAAATATTTGGAGCATCCTCATGTAAGGGAGCAATTAATTGTACCAAATTAGAAGCATGCTTATTTTCAAACAATGCTTCCATTGAATCAATATTTGGCAACACGTTATTAACAAAATCATCAATTGAAATTTCTTCAACTTTTGATAAATTAACTGGTTTTTGTTTTACTTCTTTTAATAAAGATTCTTGTAAATCATCTTTCATTAAAGGAGAAACATTTCTATCAACAAACAATACATTATTTACAGACACATCTGATATAACAGCTGGTCTTCTATATAATGATTTTCTAATTCCTAGAGAATCAATTTTTTCTAGCGCTTTTTTTATCATCAGAGGAGTAACTTTATGTGTCATAGGTCTTTTATACCCAACCATTTTTGATTCAAATTTATTTGCAGCGACATCTAATTCTTCACCATCTTTCAAATCTTTTAATAATGTTCCAATTACATCTTTAAAAATTTGAGCACCAAATTTCATATAATTTTTCCAAATAAAAATATTATATTGATTTTCGTCTAAATTTGGATCTATCTCTTCTTTTAATTTTTTAAATGCTAATAAAATATCTTTTTTTTCTTCTCCTCTCTCTAATGATTTTTGAGATATTAGTTCTAAAACCAATTCAACATCAGAAAGGCGAATTTCTGTTAATCCTCTCTTGAAAATATGAACTTTATCTCTAGTTAATCCAACTTCACCAGCAGTTCGTTTATAATATTTATTATCAATTTTAGCATGGAAATGATTCCATTCTTTAACAAAACCGGTTTCATCTGGCTCTCCATGTGTTACCGCACATCCTACTTTCTTTTCAAAATGTGAAAAGATGTTTTTAATTTTAAAACTTTTTACAAATTCTGCCATTTTATCAGCAACAATTTTATAATATCCAGGAACATCCAAATCATCCCAAACTGTAACAAGTTTATCATCTTGAATCATAACCACATTTCCAACATCTCTGATAAAATTTTTACATGTGTTACAATCATACTCTAATCGTTCTTTAAAAACAACATTTGTTCCTTCTGGAAATGCATTTAAATAAAATGTATATAACGATTCTCTATTTACATCAACTTCATATAGTTCTCTACTTTTTTCTAATACATTATACTGTTTTTCTACCGCGTCTGTAAATAATTTAAATTCTAAATCTGTCATTGTATATCCTTAATTAATTTTTGAAATTACAAATGTAATAAACTCTAGTTGAAAAAAATATAAATATAATATTGATACAATAAAACCTGCATCTAATAATCTACCACTTAAACTTTGATTTAAGTGTGTTAAAGTTAAGATACTATATATTCTTATAAAAACATTTTTTAACCCAACTGCTAAACCGTATATCAATATAAATAATAATAATAATATGTTAATATAAATCATTATTTTCTTCTAAACGATGTTTCAATATGTTTCGTGTTATACATGTTCCAGTTAAATTTTGAACCTTGTGCGTTATATTCAGCAACTAAATCATTATATGCTGATTTTAATCCAGCTACTTCTTGAGCCCAAATCATACACTCTTCTCTAGATATTCTATCTAAAGTTCCTCTGTCGTTTGTTTGGCACATAGTGTTCATTTTCTCACTATATACATTGATATCTGAATCTAATTTTTTTATTTCTTCTGATGAAGTTATAAACCATTCGTATTTTGTTAATGATGCTTGAGGTCCAAATTCTTTTTTAGCTACATCAGCAGCTGAACCAAACCATCCCATTATATTTATCACAATTGATAAAATAAATACAACTATTAAAAAAGCTAAACCTATTTTTAAACCTAATTTCGCATTATCTTTTATTTCTTTATTTTCCATTACATTTTCCTTATGTTTGTAAAGTTAGATTAAAATTGTAATCAATTCTAATTAATTGAATATTGTGTTTATCACAATATTGATCTTTTGTCAAATCATTGATTTGCATCGACTTAAATTTTTTTATGTCTCCAAAAAAAATATTATGTTGAAAATGTTGAATACCATCAAATTCAATACAAATATTATAATCTGTTAAATAAAAATCAAATCTTAATTTTTTCATAGTTAACACATTTACACAATCAGCAAATGTATATTGTTCTATAAATTTTATTTTATGCTTCTCTAAAAATTTTTTAGTCCATAATTCTCCCTTTGATATATTACATTTTGGACAGCCATTTTTTGAATTTATATGTCTATCTGCACTTGATATAAAATCTCCATGAATTGGGCATATTATAATTATATCACTTTTATAATTTTTTAAAATTACTTTACTATAGTTATATCGATTATTGTGTATTTCATTTGATTGTGTTGTAAATTTTAATATATCATATTTAAATGATTCATCGCTACACAATTTACAACCAAATTTTGATCTCATATGCACATTAGGCTGCTGAAGAAACCATTTATGAATAGGACAATATATTTTCATATTAATTCTATATGATACATAACTGTCTTTATCATATAAAAACTTTTGATTAAATTTTTGATTAGCTCGGATTATAAATTTATCGACTTGTTTCATTCTTCAAATTTATAATCTAAAACATTTACGATTTCTTTTATATGGAGTACAATCGCTTCTGGATCATCGTTTTTAAAATCATCTTTATTTATGGTAAATATAAAAGTATAATTTGTATTTTTTTCTAATTCTTCTTCGAAGAAAAACCATACTCCTCTAAGTTTACATCCAAGCCCATCTTGTATTTCTAAAGTATAATGATTTTTTTGCTTTCCTATCTTTGAAACTTTTGTAAATTTTCCACTCGCCATAAAACTTGGCTTCTGAAATTGTTCACCAAATGGTTGAAATTTATTAATATCCTCTAATAATTGATAATCAACTAATCTAAGTTTTAACATACCAAATGGTTCTTTTGATTCATCGTAATATAAATCAGGATCTAATGCAGCTGTGTCTTTTTCTAATTGTAGAAAAAAATTATTTAGATCCTTGACTGGAAAACTTACACCAGCCGCAGCCTTATGTCCTCCTGTTCTATCACTAATTATATATGGATTGTCTTTTACTAATCCCAATAAATTAATTTTGCCAGTGCTTCGACCAGACCCAGAATATGTATCTCCTGCTTTATTTTTACTTAAAACAATTACAGGTTTTTTATGAGTCTGTGCTAATCTACCTGCTGCTGGTCCAAGTATACCTTTTTCAAAATTCTCTCCTGGAATCAAAATAAAATTCTTTTCTAACCAGGTTCCATAAAATGAATTAATCGCAATCATTAAATCTTCTTGTTTGCCTTTTCTAACATCATTTAATGCTTTTATATAAGATAACCATATTGTACTATCATGCAATGTTTCTCTTGTTAAAAACATTGCTGATTCTTCTGCGTTTGTTAATCGACTAGTCGCGTTAATAGCCGGAATTAAATTAAATGCTAAATCTTCTGCCGTTATACTAGGTTTATTAAAAACCGTAAAAAAAGTTTTTGACCACTGTCTATGATGAGTTCCAAATACTTTTAATCCTTCTTTAACTACAAATCTATTTATACCAGTTAATGGCATAACATCACTAATCGTTGTTAAAGATAGCTCCGGCAAAAATTCAGTCCTCATATTAATAGGTGTTTTTGCTATATCTGCGACAGCCCATAAAAAATACCAATATACGAATGTTCCGTTAATATTTGGGTATTTAAATGAACATTCATTTTGATGTGGATCAATCACGATAGCATCAGGTAATCCTTGCTCTATATCAACTTGATGGTGATCGGTGATGATTACATCGATCCCTAACTCTTTCGCTCGTTTACACGCAGGTATGCTAGTAATACCGTTATCTGCGGTGATATATAAACCTACATTATCATTACATCGATCATTAACATATTTTGGCACAAATCCATATCCGTTGTGCCTATCAGTAATCATAATTTCAATATTTTGATAATTAAAAAATCTGAAAAATACAACACTTAACATGTATGTACCTAAACCATCAGCGTCACTATCATGAATAAAAACAATTCGTTCATTGTTATTAACAGCTTGTATAAATCGTGCAACTGCTTTATCTATATTTAGCATAGTTGAATAGTGAGGAACTTGTTCCCAACGGGTAATTGAATCATCAACTCTTCGTTGTAATTCGTCCATGATTCCTTTATGATCAATGTTTTTAATTACCCTCTGTTTCATAATTAATCTTTTTTAATAGTAATAAAATAATCGTTAATATCACCGCCAGTGAATAACTCTGATTTAACTGCTTGACTTGCTCTTTCTAAACATGCCTCACATCTCATACAAGGAACATATGTTTCAAATATTCCTTCTGAATTTCCTATTGAATTAAATAAATCTGGATTATAACAAGTCCATGTTAATTTATAAGGGACGTCTAATCTAACAACATCATCGATTATTTTTGATTTTTCACCATCTTTATATGGTGCATAAATTTTAACATCAACATTATCATTTAATGACAATAAAGATTGTAGTTTATCTGCAAATTCCGGTGAAATGTCCCAATAATCTTTTGCATAAATATCAGAATGTTTGTGAATCCCTAATCCCAAAGCAATCTCTTTAATTGATTGATCATTTGCAATTATTTCACCCACCACTGCGGCTACGGACATAAATAATAAATTACGAGCAGGAAAATAAAATTCCATTCCTGTTGTTTCATTTGCTTTTCCGTTATCTCTATTCTTTTGAAACGTATTTACTACTGGTTTAAGAAATGTATTTATATCTAAAACTAAAGTATCCATCACCATACCTGGATATTTTGTAGCATAGAAATTACGAACTTTTTTCTGTGAAGCCATTTCTACAATATTTTTTTGGCCATAATTAAAATTTATAGGAAGAATTGAATATCCTTCATCTAATGCTTTTGCAACTAAAGTTGATGAATCTAATCCACCACTCATACTACTAATTAATAATTTACTCATTTTAATTTCCTTTTAATTTCCATAACATTTTGTTAATATTTGATAAGCGAATGCTTCTAATGGTGTTACACTATCTGCAAATATTTCATTGCGAATAATCATATTTTGAAAAGATTTTGCTATTTTATCAGCATCCTCTTTTTTTAAAAAAAGTTCTTCATTAATATTTAAAACTAATCCACCTTTACCATAATAAAATTTTTTGTTTAATACTGTTTCCAATTCAGTCGGTTTTCTAAATGTTTCCTCTGTTACTTGAAAATCAAATTCTACTTCTTCTAAATTCATATCATTATCCTTTAAATTAATTAATCAAATCTGTATAAGATTTTAGATTTTTTTTTATATCTTTAATTCTTTGTAAAGTATCATTAAAATTATCAATTTTAACTATTAATGTGTCTCTGTCAATATTTTTTATTGTAAACTCATTGTTATTAATTTCTACAATATTATTATAATTTGACGTATTGTTTAAATATGCTGAGAATTGAAATAATTCTTTTGATTACGAATACATTACTATATTTCGATCATCTTCTTTTTTAATGGTTAACATTTTTTTCTCCTTTAAAAAATATTTTATATGTAGGAGTCACAAGTTTATCTGATGATATATCATTTATAATTTGTGTTATATAAGCATATATCATAATATCTTGTGTTCCACATGATGGATCAACATTAAATATTCTATCCGCCAAATTTTCTAATTGAATAGGTATAATGTCAATTGTTGGAAATGATCGATTTTTTAAACTTACCCTAAATTTAAAGTCATTCTCTTTTTTAGGTAATTCTATTGATTTAATCCCTACAATCCCTGTTATTTGGTTACCTCCAACTATGTGAAATTCATGAGCTGGTACAATTAATAGTTCTGCATATTTGTCAATTTTGTGATTTTGTGTATGAACGTGTCCGAGACCATTATTGAATCCACCAATTATAATTTCATCGTTATCCGGTAATTTAACTGTTAACATTTTTTTCTCCCCACTCTATAAGAGCTTTATTAAATTCATGAAACGCCTGATCTCTTTTTATATCAGACGAAAACACCATCGTTCCTGAACGATGAGCGGATGAATCGGTAGTTGCTCCATGTAACCATATTCTCTCAGTTTGAATATCCATTCGACTGCGACTGATAACCTCATATGCATTAGAAGCTTTAAAAACAAAACCGGATCCTGGAAAATCAGAACCTTTATACCGAGTATCATCGCTTTGAAATTGAATATCAAATGTTAATCTTTTTGCTGTTTTTATTAAATAGTATGATAAAATTATTTCACCAGTTTTATTTTTTACATGTATAATGTTTTCCATAATTAATTTCCAGTTAACATTGTAATAATACTCGCTAGCACAATTACAATATATGCAAACCAGAAGATTCCCGTAGTCTCATCATCTAATCTATTTTTAACTACTTTTAATTTTTTACCATCTTTTTCATTATATGTTATTTCTACTCCAACTTTTTTATTTATTAAAAAAGTTGTAATAGGTATTCCTATAATTAACATAAGCATGCCAGCGATAAAATGTAAAATATGTGAACCGATTACTTTAAAAATAATCAAAAACATTGTCCATTTACCAACACTTGTTTTTGAAAATTCATTCACTGTTACACCTAATTCTTTTGCGGAACTTGATAACCCTTTGCCTATACTACTTCCAAGATTAACCCATTCGGATACATTTTTAATTGTATCTTTTTTTGATATTTTTGAAGCAGCCGTTTTATCCGCGACGGTTTTCAATATATCAATTTGCTCTTGTTTTGTTAATTTATCAAAACCAGCATTTGCTAAGGTATCAGCGGATATTGCACTTAAAGTTGATACCATCATTATCATGATCATTATTTTTTTAAACATTCTCTTTCCTTTAAATTTATTTCATATTCTAATTCTAATATTTCAAACCCTTTAATTAAAGTAATTGGATCTATCATTTCATGCGCTTCTTTGGATAAAATATCTAATTTTGTATTATATTGGATATTTTGAGAATATCCGATACATTGTCCTGCTATATACGATTCATTATCTTTTATAATTAAACATTGAACATCGCCTTTTAAATCATTGATTGATTGATAAGCATATAACTGATATTTTAAAGGTATATAATAAAAATTATATGTATCAGATTTTATCTGATACATATTTCCAAATAATAATGAATTTCCTTCATTATCTTTAGCTAATTCATCAAACTTATCTGATCGTTTATCTGTAAAGAAAATCTTATCTTTTAAGTCACTTTGATATTTTTTCACAATAACTCTTTCACCAATTTACTAGCAATTTTCATATCTATATTATTGATACCTTTTAATTCTTTCATTATAATTCCCATATTTGGATTATCGTATCGAGCAATAATTGCTATTATAGTCCCTGTGGTTTCCTCTATACTTAATGATTGAGGTAATAAAGATTCTAATATATCAATTTGAATTTGGCAGTCTACCCCTTGACTCAGAGCATCTTTTGTCTGTTTCAATTCACTTTTAATTGCACTCATGAGATAGTCATCATGTTGACCATTACCTTCTTTTTTGAGAATCTTATCAACTTTATCTATAATCAACCCTAAAGTAGCTTGTTTAATATAATCTACCTCTAATTTATCAACACCTTTTATCTTTCGAAGATGTATCCATTCTTCTCGTATATCTTTGTATGTTCTCATTATTTTTCCTTTAATCCATTTTTAGCCATATATAAATTTGAATATTCAAATTCGCCTGTTATTTCTTTTTCTATCCATTCAGGTAAATCTAATTCAAAATCTTCACTCGGAATTTCAATTTCTGCAATTATTAAACCATTCTCGAATCTATCGATTTCCCATACTATATCTTTATGATATGGTAATATATATCGTAATTTGCTTATTTTATATTTGCTCAATCTAATCATCTCTGATGCATCAGATGATGGGATCTCATACTCATATTCATGATTAGACATATCTGATATTTTATTTTTATATGTTATAAATCCTTGAGTGTCCGATAATCTAACTCTAAGATTTGATTTGTCATCACTTAACATATACCCTTGTGAAATAATTATAGGCATAACATTTAACTGGACTTTATCATTTACTAAAAATCTTCTTTCAATTTCCATTATTTTTCCTTTAATAGTGTCTTCTCATTCTAATATAATACTCAGTATTATCTTTATTTATTCCAATAATCTCAGCAAATCCAGCATTGATTAATTCAAGTACTTGATGGGCATCATAACATTTAAACTTAACATCTTTATATTCACCTGATCTATCTGGATACATTTGAAATTCATCATGAATTTCATCAACATTATACAATCCCTCCATATCAATAATTGCACCATGTCCTAAATGTAACTCATAAGGTCTTAAATCTTTCGGTAAATTCAAAACCTCATAGACGTTTTTAATTGTATCTTTTGTACAAGAATTGATAAGTTTTTTAAGCATTTGTTTAAATGAAAAATGTGCTCTTTCAATCATTTGTATCCTTTATTTCTTTTAATCTCCATAATTTATATCCAGTTGTGTCATGAATATTTATATTTTTATATATGTGTTTATATTCAACGTTTGTTCTAATTTGCCAAGTAATTGTTGATGTAACAATAATAATTAAAACAGCGAGTATTGAATATAGACTCTTTTCTCGAGAGGTTATCCCGTCCATTAATATAAAACTTAATCCAGCAATTAAAGCAGAAAAAAAAGTCAGTAATACAATTAATACAGTGTCCATTACACATCCTTTATTGATAATTTATTATCTTCATTTGTATCAATATTAAAACAATTTTTTAACATCATTTTTAATTGATTATTTAAAAATGGACTTCGTTTTGGTAGTTCGCTTAATCCAGTTCCTAATCCATCTGATGGGAACACAAGTATCATATTTTGAAATTGTGGATCTTTATAAATTTTATAAACTCGTTGTATATCATTAAGGAGTGCAAAATGATCTTCACATGTATCTGCAAAAAAAGATTCTTCATTCATAGATGGACTTCTTTTCGTTGCAATTCCTATCGAATTTGAAGCAGAACGAATCTGTGCTTGTCCTGCTTCACCAACTCTTAATAAATTATCTCCAAATACATAAATATATGACGGATTATTATTACACTGTTTTAAACTAAACCATTCTTCTTGTACTACAACTTTCATTTATTTTCCTTTTTTATATTCATTGATTAAATTTCTTCTTATTTTAGATGGTACATATCGCATCCTTTCATTATGTATACTTAATGTTCCATCATAATTTTCTACAATGGATTTTGCAAAATTATAGACAATTTTTGATTTTTCAATTATACCATCTTTTACAGCCTGTTCGTATAAATCTCCCTCTTTTAATAAATAAACATTTCTTTTAATTTTTCTACCGTAATCAGAAACTTCAGTTGACATTTTTCCAATAATAGAGTCTCTAAAATGATTATCTTCATATGATAAATTATCAGTATCTTCAAATTCATCAACTAATTGTTTAAATGTTTTTCCAATGCATCTTTCTTCAACTGTTTCATTTTGAGAAACGACCGGTGAATAATCTTTAATTAATTCTCCTTTTTTTAACTCTTCTTCTGTAACTTTATTCCCTTTTTTTTGATTACATATGACACACATTGTTTGGATATTATTTAGATTATTTGTCCCTCCTTTACTCGTAGGTATTATATGATCTTTTGACATTTGTCTATTACATTCACTCCAAAGAGTTAGATGCCATTGATAATTATGATTTTGGTTATTTTTATAATTTGGATTACCAGCAATTTTAAAAATAGTTCCTTCTATTCCACATGCTGCACACGGTTCGCGTTTAAGAAAAGATTTTAATCTAAGTCCTGTTAATTTTACTTTAACACCTTGAAGTGTTGTATAATCATCTTTTCCTGCGATTAAAGGTAAGATCACATCTCTAGTGTACACTATATCTTTGAATATGTATTTCTGCATAAATAAGCCTTTTCATCTCTATTATTTTATATTAAAAAATTTAGAAGATTAGATATCTAATCTTCTAAACACTAAATTGCATTATTGTATTATTATATTATTCCGCTACTAAAGCGTCAATATCAATCTCTGGTACTTCAACAGGTGTTTGAACAGTTTCGTTTGTTGAACTATTATCTTTAGCTTTCTTAGCAGCTTTTTCTTCTGCTTCTTTAGCTTTCTTAAGCTTTCTTAGCAGCTTTTTCTTCTGCTTCTTTAGCTTTCTTAGCAGCTTTTTCTTCTGCTTCTTTAGCTTTCTTAGCAGCTTTTTCTTTTTTCTCTTGTTCATGTTCAACCATAACACTATCAATAGCTTCAATTGAATCCGCATTAGATTTTTCAATTGAATTGATTAAATCAAGATCATCTTTTTTAACAGCTACATTTAACCATACATAACCAGCTCTTTCCATTGCAGTTTTCATAGATGCATCTGACATTCTATCACTTTTACCTTTTATAAAACTATTCCACGCAGTTCCGTTTGAAAACTTGAAAACTGAAACAATACTAGTTGTGATGCGAGAACGAAGAGCATTAAAATCAAAAGATGCTGTATGTGTATCAGGTACCTTAGCGTACTCTTTTTTAGCTTTTGGAGCTACTGTTACTACTGCTGGTGCTGCTGGTGCTGCTGTTTCTACTACTACTGGTGTTTCTACTACTGTTTCTACTACTGGTGTTGTGTTATTTGTGTTCATTATATTTCCTTTGTCCCAACGGGCTCTTGTTATTTGAATAAGTACTTATTAAGTACACCTTTATAATCTTCTAGTGTTTCAACTAAATGATCTTTATCGATAAAGATCATTTTCTATTTTATTTAATTTTTATTTTACAAATTTCTTCTGGCGCAGAAGAACCTTCTTTTGAATAGTATAAACCATCTTTTAGTTTAACACGTGTACCCTTTTCCATATAGATAGATACATCTGATTTAGATACTAATGTATCATCGCTTTCGCTAAATAAATAAATATCTTCAGCAAGATACATTTTAGGTTTATTTAAAAGCTTTTTTAATGATTTTAAATTATCATTTGAAAAACCTGTCGAATTTAAAAAGGCATAAATTTCGTTTTTCGTATCAAAGGTGTGTTTATCTGTTTGATATTTATTATCCTTATCATCTCTAATATATCCAGCTCTTATATATAACATACATTCTTCATCAAATACTCTAACTATATATTTTTTATTTACTTTTTTAATAATATAATAAAATTTTATTGATTCATCCAATGTCATAATAAAAGGAACATTTTCTCGGATTTGCATGCCTTTATAAGTGGGAACATCTTTACATCTTGTATATTTTTTAAACATTTTTTTCCTTTATCGTCGATTTAATCTAAATTTATTTTTAGAATCACTTAATTTGTAAACTCTGTTTTTATCATAATCTACTTTAATTGGATATGGATAAGTAGTTACTTTTGATTCAACATAAATCGGTTCTAAATTTCCAGCATTTCCTATACACATAACCCAAGTTGCACTAGTATTTGCACTTGCAAATATTCCGTTTGGTTCAGCTTGTCCAACAACGCCTGAAATTCTACCTGTACTTGAGTTAACATATTTATGTGTTAATTTAAAAGGATTTGTGAGACTAGTATCATATGGAATTCCATAACCCATAGATGGACAAGTTCCTTCAATCATTCCAGAGTTTGACCGCCATACTGTGCTAGTTAAAACTCTTTTGTTTCTAAGCATATATAATTTTATAACGGCTTCTCTTTCCAATGAATAATCGAATGATGGTATAGGCTGACCTTTACTATACTGATTTTGCTGTCTCTCAACAGCTGCTGAGTCTTTTGCTGTTTGACTAGGTTTATAATTACAACCAACTACTAATAACATAAATGCTGATATTAATAAATAACTTAAATATTTTATAGATTTCATTTTATCCCTTTTTTATCTTTATCGATAAAGATCGTTTTTATCGAATTGAATTTAATTGAACTCTAAGTAGAGCTGCTTGTCTTCTTAAATCTTGACGTGTATCTGAATCTATATCCGTTTCATCTAACATTGAATTAACTTCTGCTAATTGTGCAGAATATATTCTTTCTGCTTTATTATCAGCTGATACTTTTTGATATGAATTCTCAAAAACTTTTCTTTCTACCACAGTGCTTCCAATAATGCCTATATAATTTAATACACTAAATATTGCAATTATTATAATAACCCAGCCTAGTGTATATCTTATCCATGAATTTATTTCTTTTTTTTCCTCTTTAAACATTATTTTTCCTTTATTAAATATGGTTCTACATAATCTAAAAATTTAGACGTACTTAATTTATTGTCTCCGAATGGTCGATTTTTTATCCAAGCTTTATCATTAAATGTATCTCCTTGTAATTTATTATTGATGTAGATATGATCAAATGTCATATTCTCCAAACCTATATATCCTTCCATAAAAGATATTTCAGCTGAAAATTTATGTTCATTTAAATACTTCTGAACTTCTTCACCATTTATTCTACCTGTTCGATTTTTAATTTTATTTTGATATTTTTGTAAATCCATTTATTTTTTTCCTGCACTAAAAGGACTAGAAATACTAGAAGTACTAGAAGTACTAGAAGTACTAGAAGTACTAGAAGTACTAGAAGTACTAGAAAAATGTTGAAACAATTGTTCCTGCATTGTCATATCAAATAAAAATACAGTTAATTTATCATTTTTCTCAATCAACACATCAGCTATACATGTATCGTGAATAGCTGCAAATGCCTCGCATAATTCGTTTTCAGTAAAATCAGTTAACATAATTTATCTCCGCTTTTTTTAATTCTTCTTCTGAAGGAATTGATGTTTTTATAAAAGAATTTATTATTTGATTTAATGTTTGATAATCACATTCTTCTTCTACAACTAAATTATTATCATTCATATTCTCAATTGCAATTAAATACACATTTTTGAAACTTCTAATAATAATTTCATATGGTTCAAAAATAAGATTATAATAATCATCTTTATTGTCCCATATATTTTTTAATTTAACACTCATACTATTCAAATCAAATTCATAATTATCAAAAGGCTCGGGTAGTTTGTCTTCCCAGAGATGGCGTAACTCCTGATTAGTCTTATAATCTAATGTATCATTTGTGTATAATCCACTTCCTATGTCTAACATTACAACTCCTTAAACACTTGTTGTTTATATATTTTCTTTTTAGGCAACTGTTGTTTATATTTAATTTTTAAATTTTTAACGGTATCCTCTTTTAAAGATCCTTTTATTTCAACATATACCTCTTTTGGAAATTCAAGCTGCTTCATATTTCCATTGGATGTTTGAATCTTTAAATGTGACGGATGACTCATCTTTAAAAATATATGTTGTATGTTTATATCTATCTGCTGCATCAGGATTTCCTTCATGAACTACATCATCACAATATTTTTTTAAAAAATGAACAATTTGACTATTTCTTGATAATATATCTGGTATTTTAAGAAGTTTGTTAAATTCATCTTTTTGTGTAAGAGGAGCTGCTTCATCAAAATTTTTAATAAAGTCTTGTAACTCCATAACTTTTGTTTTATTTTTACCTATTCTATTGTATAAAACTACACTTATCATAGTAGAGTTTAATCGCTGCACTCCTCTAATATGATATCGTTTGTCACCTGTTTTCTTATCTTTTACTTCTAATCTATTGAGTAGAATTTTATTTAATATATCACCGTTCATTTTTTACCTCTTTTAGCATATTTTTTAAAGCTGAATTAATAAGCTTATGATCTTTTTCAAATAATCGTTTTGCTATTTTAATATTTTTAAAATTTAAAACAGGAACCATTAAATCATCATCTGTATCTGCTGCATTATATAATTCAAATAGTTTTTGGTTGTTACATATTTTTTGAATTGCATCATCAACTATAATATTTGCTGTATTATCAATTTTTAAAATCTCTTTTTCTAATTTAATATCTAATGATTTTTTCAATTAAACCTCCTCTACTAATAAAGAAGTTGTATGACAACAACATAAAACTTCATTTGACATTTTGTGAATGTCACCTGTTTCCAAATCAACCAATGATGTTAGATTTTTTTCTATTGGATTATTAGCAATCATAAATACATTATCCATAAATACACTATCTCCTATATAAATAGATACAACTTCTCCTATTTCTACCTCTTGTAACATAATAATGTTTTCTTTTTCTATATGATGTGTTTTAATTTTAGTTTTAACCATATGACCAACTAATGGACCAAAACGCTTTACAATTGCACAATCTCCTGATAACTGCACACATTTAAAATCATCACTATTAAGTTTCATATAAATTTCTTTATCTTGAACACTTCTTTCTAAACTTTTATTTTTATAAAATCTAAAAGTTTCACCTGCTTTTATATCATTTAATCCAATATTTGGAACATTTTCTTTTTTTAATTCTAATTTCATTATCTTACCTTAAATTTTCGGTTTGGTTTAATACTAGTTAAAGTATTTTCTATCTTAATGCTTTTAATACCATCTAATCCTTGATAAATTAAACCATCTTCAGAAATTACTTCAACATCAGTATTTCTTAATTTATTCATGGTTAAGTTCTCATCCATTGCAACATTGGTATTCTTCTCAAACTCTTCTCTTAAATCATATAATGCGTAACTCATTATATTACCTTTATGTATTTTCTAAGGCTGCTACATGTTCATGTGAGCCTTCAAATGACTGAATTTCAATTATCATATCTTCATTTTCGTTATTATACCATTGAAGATTATCATAAGCTTCTTCTCTAGTTAAAAACCAATTTTCTACGCCCATATATCTAACAATGAGATATAAGTTTATAATTTTAATATTATTATCAATCATAAGTTACTTCATATGAATTTCAAGCAATGCGATTGCTGCCATTTCAGGTAAACTAAATAATTCTCTATTTGCTTCTTCATCAGTTAATCCTGTTTCTTTTTTCCAGTTATCATAACCAATCTTAAAATCATCAACATTTCTATTTGTCAACTCTGCTAATTGTTTGTATACATATGTCATTACATTCCTTCCTTTAATTTATTTAATTTTAATTGAACTCTTTCGGGGTTTCTAAACATTTCATTAATCACTTCTTTTGCATATTGAACATTATATTTTCCTGAGTAAAGTTTTTCATATGTATCAATAAAACAATGTTGTGTTTGTGAATCACAATAATTTGTAACAAACCATGAATATAATTGAATTTTTAATTTTCTATCACTAATTTCATATGGTTTATAATAATTGTATTTATTTTCCAAAAATTTACTGTAGTCTTGTTCGTCCCATTTATAATCAATTGATCGTTGAGTCCATTCTTGTTCACCTAGAATTTCTTCTCGAATCGTTCCATTAAAAATAAAATTGTTTGCATAAAAACCAGTTAATTTATTTGGATCATATATAGCATCTATATATTCACAAATTTTTACATATAATACAAATTCCATTGCAAAATATTCAAATTCAAATTCTTTTGTTTGAAATTCTTCAAACGACTTTACATTGATATTATATCTTGGACTACAATTGCTTCCATTATCTTGCAATTTTAAATACAATCTTTTAAAATCCGTATCTTCTTTTTCTTCTTGTTTTTTATTCCAATTAGTAATAAAATCAAAAAATGCTTTATAATATACTCTGTTTTGAATATCGTATTTATTCAACATCTCTGTCTCTTCCGCTGCATCACGTAGATACTCTAGCCATGAATCATCTTTAACATATATTTTATAAAGTTCATCATTAAATGATTGTATGTTATCCTCACATAGAGGACTTCTACTTGGTTTAAATTTATCAATCATTGAAATACATTGACCAAATATTTCATACTGTCTATAATCATAATCATTTAACCATATTCCAAATTTCCAATCAGGAAATTCTTTTAGTTTAAAATGTAAAACAGAGCTCTCACGAAAAGAAAATATAAAATAACCAGAACCAAATAACTGTGCTTTAATTTTAAATGGAATCATATTTAAAATACTTTTTATATATTTTCTATTTCTTTTTTTTAATTTTCTAGGCTTCACATATTTCATTATTTTAATCCTAAAAAAATTAAGAAAAATCCAATTGTCCAGACACAAAACATTAAAATCCCTCTAAGTGAATGTTCTCTAGATTCTATATCAATTTGTCGAACTGCTGATATCATAGCAGCATCGGATATATGTTTAAATATTACTAAATCTGAAATTAAAACAACTAAACCATAAACTACAAAAACTATTCCTATAAAAACCATTGTATTTTCTAACATTTTATTTCCTTATTTTAATATATGTATCTTTTTTAAGATCTATATTTTTATATGTTTCATAACCTAATTTACTTAAACAAGTATGTTGTTTTAAATCACCTGACAATTTAATACATTCCATATCTTCTATTTCTTTTTCATCTTGTAAGATTACTAAATCATAATATTCATTAAATACATCTATCAATTTATCTGATAGTGTGATTTCATGATTATCTATATTTACCTTTTTATTAAGAAAACCTTTATTTGATAATTTTAATAATTTTTCAAATATGTTTTTTGCATGAAATACTCTATATCTTGGACGATTGAATGATGTTCCAATATAAGATAACATAATATCTTGATACTCTTTAAACAATTCTCGCTCAATCGGATATAAGATTCCTCTTGGAACTTTTTTTCTGGTCATTTCTCTCTTTTTTAAAACTAACGTTTTGCGTTTATCTTGCCAATTAATTTCGCAGTTATATATAAGATACCCATCATCAACTGCATCAACAGCAAAGTATTTTGTTAGATGATCAAATATTTGTAATCGCTTTACAATATCTTCTGCTGTGCCGTGAACACGAGATGTTTTATCTATATTATAGCTATCATCCGTTATGCTTCCACCAATTTCTCCTGCAACTAAATTCGAAATAAAACTCATATTAGCCCCTTATTTTTACTTGAGTACTTGAGTACTCATATTTATTTAAAATGTTAATTAATTCATCAAACTTATAATTTGAATCATCTAAAACTTTTTCATTAATTGTTTCAAATGCATTAAGTTCAGTTGCACTCAATTTTTTAGGTGTTGTTATTAATATATACATTTCATTAATAGTTGATCCTGTATCATTATTAACAATAATCTCTTGTGACTTACCAGGAAATACAGTTGTTGTTAAATTTTTTGCAATTATACCCACTTTCCCATCACTTTCTACACATAATAATGTTCTATATTTATTCTTTGAATCAAATTCAAAGAATAATGTTTGATTTCGATGTAAGATGTAAGGAACATAAAAATAATTATCTGTTTGCTTTGAGATAAATAATTCAAAGAATTCCGTATCTCTTAATCGAACAGAAACGGAATCACTTCGGATATACCAACTATTATTATAGCGATATAAATCTAATTTAAAATCATATCCTGTAAGTTTTTTTAATTGTTTTCCGAATTTGGTATAATTTAAATATGATTTTTTAAAATTTTTTACTTTTCTCATATTTTTTAATTTATTGCTAAGTATCATAACACTTGGAAGATTTGAATATTCAACAGCACTATACCATATACCATTTTGTTTTTCAATTTTTATTATCTTTGAATTTATTAGATCTTGCTTTGACTGTGTATTTATTTTAAAATTCAAAGATGTTTTATCATCTTTAGTTGTTATATCATTTGTACTTTGTACTTGTACCTCAATGGTTTCAGCAATTTCTACTCTTGCTGAATCAACTGACTCTTTTTTACTTTTTCCTTCTCCAAATCCGATAATAGTATTATTAGATTTGATATTTCTATACCAATTTGGATTACCAAATAAACTCGTTACTAATATTGTAAAAATTAAACTAACTTTTATAGCTCTCATTATATTTCCTTATTTAAATTGTGATATTCCTGATAATTTAGCATCAATGTCTTTTGCTTCAATTTCCGGGGATCTATCTATTATTAGTCGTTTTGCAAACGACTGACCAATTGTGTATTTTTCTGGTACATCAAAATATCTAGTTATTACATCATTCATTGCTGAAGTATAATCGAAATTTGATTTAAAATTACTATACTTAACCCAATTACGAGCACCATACTTAGAAATAAAATTGTAATCAATTTCATTAAAATATAGAGGAATATCCAGCCCCAATCTTTTAATTTCATCGTCAATATAAAATCTACCATTTATTAATCCTATATCATTTAATTCAAAATCCTTTAACTTAATTCCAACTGGATTCATTTTAGATTTTACAACACATGCTCTAATTGAAAAATGTCTAGCATCTAAAGGAGCATCTGATTGAGTTTTACTAAATGCATAATGAAACATTACATATTTAATATTTGTCGTATATTTTGTTTTACTCGGAATTGGTGTGCTTCGTCTTCTTCCTGGTGATGGTTTATAATTATATTTTGGTAACGATTTGCCGTTACACACCTTACATATAGTTCCAGAACTCTCACAAAATAAGGGACTACGAATATTTAAGATTTTTCCAATAAGTGATTCATCGTTAGTTATTCTAATTAATCCTTTAGGTGTTATATAATATCTTCCAATATATTCTAATAGTTCTTCTTTTGTGTTTAATACTTTTGATAAAGTATTATCTGTTCCACAATCATTTGCTGTGTATTTTCGTTTTACTGGATTATTAAACTCTTTGATTTTTAAACGAATTTCATTTTTATTATATAATCCATCTAAAGGTTTAAATTGTAATCCTTTTTGTGTATTGCGAACAAGTATTAAAAAATAACTAGTTCCGATACCTAAATAATTACTTGTATCATTATTCACTTTACGTGTTCGTAAAGACATTATATGGTAATTTTTTAGCCAAACTACTCTGTTAAAATATGATTTTGAAGCTTTTCTATGTTTAAGAAAAGTAATCATTTCATCTTCAGTTGGTAATCTCCAACCTTTATCTATTTCTTCCCTAGCTGTACTAGCTCGTTTTTCACCTTTATTTACTAAATCAAATAATTTAGTTGCATCTTTTGGTTTAATGGATTGTAGATTACACCACTTTACAGCAGCTGCATATCGATCATCTTTAAATCTCATTCCGGAAATAGTTTCCATTATATCACTATATATATCTATCTCTTTTGCTGGTTTATTATCTTCTTGAAAAGAATCTATAGATTTTAATTCATGTAAATAATTTCTCATTACGTAGTTAATCGCAGATGCATTAGATGTCTCTTTTACATTTGCTTCGATTCTACTGATTTCTGTTTTTAAATCAAACATTATGTTATCCTATTTTAATTTTTTCATTTACAGGTGTATCACGTAATTTTTGAATAAAACACTCTTTTGCATCATCAAATGATTTAAATAATACATTTTCCAATTTCATTACTAAATTATTTTTGATGCCATATGTTATTGTAACTGATATATTTGAATAATTATCCATATCCTGCAAAATTACAATTTCCTCTATTTCATAAGAAAATATTTGACCATTTGATGATAATTCAAATACTTTATCACCGATTTTATATTTTGTATGAATTATATTTTCGGCATTTTCGGCATCTTTAAATGAATCTTTGACATAATCTAATTCGGATTCTGATGATTCAACTTTATTTATTTTATTTATATATACTTGAATAGCATCTTCTTTTGTTTGCTTTAAATCAATCATTGGAGTCCATCCAAATGCTTGATTATTAACAATTGATTCTATAAAAGCTTCTATTGTGATTTCTTCATCGTGTGTAATTTTTACAGAGGTTACTTTACCATGCATAATTTTATTCCCTAAGAATGAAAATACATCTTCATCGCAACCAAATTTTAATTTATAATCCATTATTTTTCCTTTGTGTGTGTGTTATATGCTTCGATTAGCATCTCTTCGGTTGGAGCAAACACTAAATCTTTTTTAATATTTACTTGTTCTTTTAATTTATTAATTGCTTCATCATATAAATAATACTCCCATATCGATTTAGACTGGCCTTTAAAAGAAGCAGTTAAGACAAAATAGCTACTTTCATAATACAAAGTAAACGTTTTTAAGTCTATTTGTCTAATAAATTTTTCTTCTTCTTGTTTCCAATTTTTTTGCTGTAATCTTTTTTCATGAAATTTATCTAAATCTGATTCGTTTCTATGATACCATTGATTATTATGTTTTATTAATTTATGATATTCTTTGTTTTGAAGATATCCATAAATTTCTGTATAATCTTTTGTGTTCCCACCATCAATAATGGCTCTTGCCATTTTATTACTTAAAACTTGAAAAGTATTTGTTTCATGGTCCTTTAAAATATATTTTCCTACTAGCTCAGGCTTATCTTGAAATACTTCATGGTATCTAACACTAATATCATTGTGTAGAACCCATTTTAAATAATGGGTTCTATTTGAATATTTAATCAATTCTTGTAAATCAAAATCATATAATTCACCTAATGAACTATTTATTTGATCTTCTTCTTGTGGATCAAATACATCATTTTCTGGAAATATATTATCATCTGCCTCATCTGTAAAATCATTTTCAAACTCTTCTGGTGTACTCATTTATTTTTCCTTATAATTTTTTACTGCTTCTTGAACTGCCCATGATTCATCATCTTTGAACATATCATGGTATTTATCAGATGCTTTAGCAACTGCTTCTCTAACTTCCCATGATTCATCATCTTTTAATATATCATGGTATTTGTCAGATGCTTTAGCAACTGCTGCTCTAACATCTTCATCTTTATCATCTTTGAATTGTTCATGGTATTTATCAGATGCTTCAGCAACTGCTTCTCTAACTTCCCATGATTCATCATCTTTTAATTGTACATGATATTTATCAGATGCTTCTGCTACTACTATTCTAACATCTTCATCTTTATCATCTTTGAATTGTTCATGGTATTTATCAGATGCTTTAGCAACTGCTTCTCTAACTTCCCATGCTTGGTCATCTTTTAATTCATCTAACATATCATCTGTTACATTTAAACAATCCGTCAACTTTTGAATATATTCATCTTTTGATGTTCCTGAATATTTATTAGAAATAGCTTGAACAGCTTCTTCATAATTCCCTTCGAAACATCCGATTGAATACACCCCATCCTTAATCGTGATTACTCGGTTTTCATCACCAGCATTTATTGCGAATCCATCAATCATTATTTTTCCTTATAATTTTTTACTGCTTCTTGAACTAGACATGATTCATCATCTTTTAAAATAGAATGATATTTGGTAGATGCTTTAGCTACTGTTAATCTAACCTCTTCATCTTTATCATCTTTGAATTGTTCATGATATTTATCAGATGCTTCTGCTACTACTGCTCTAACTAACCATGATTCATCATCTTTTAATATATCATGATATTTATCTGATGATTTAGCTACTACTAATCTAACATCACCGTCTTTATCATCTTTGAATTGTTCATGGTATTTATCTGATGATTTAGCTACTACTAATCTAACTTGCCATGCTTTATCATCTTTGAATATGTTATGGTATTTATCTGATGCTTCTGCTACTACTCTTCTAACATCTCCGTCTTCATCATCTTTGAATTGTTCATGGTATTTATCTGATGATTCTGCCACTGCTAATCTAACGTACCATGATTCATCATCTTTGAATTGTCCGTGATATTTGGTAGTTGCTTCTGCAACTGCTCTTCTAACATCTTCATCTTGGTCATCTTTTAATTCATCTAACATATCATCTGTTACATTTAAACAATCCGTCAACTTTTGAATGTATTTATCTTTTGATTTTCCTGAATATTTATTAGAAATAGCTTGAACAGCTTCTTCATAATTCCCTCTGAAACATCCGATTGAATACACACCATCCTTAATCGTGATTACTCGGTTTTCATCACCAGCATTTATTGCGAATCCATCAATCATTATTTTTCCTTATGTCTAATAAAATTTTATTAGCCTCTTTAAAAGCATTTTGAAGAATTTTTTCTCGATTATATAATCGAATTTTTCTAATTACTCTTTTTGGCACTCTCGTAATTGATGAAATATATTCTGGTGTACCATTTAAAAAAGTTACGTCTTGTAAAATTTTATCTGGGGTAGATAAAATTTCATTTGAACTAAGACGCTTTATCGTATTAGCTTCATTTCCTGGTAATTCATCAATTGTATATACTATTTTACTATATCTTGTGAAACCATCTTGTTTCGTAATTTGAACTAAAATGTATTGAAATAGTTCATAAATATTTGATATAGAAATCTTCTTTGAATCAATAGTAAAATATGAAAAACCGTCTGTAGTAACACATATATCATATATATTAAAAATAATTTTATCTTTCTTAAATTGTATATCCATATCCTCGTCTTGAAGAAGATATCTTATAACATACGCTGTATAGGCTAAATTTAACATTATATTTCCTTTATATTTAAACTATATGATATTTCATATATAAACTCTATTGAATAAACATTTCTACTTATAAATTCACTTATTTTTCTTCTAAGAGGCTTTAATTCATTACACATTAAATCAGTTTCTGGTGTATAAATTTCTATTAAATTCTCATTCATTTGATTATGTATCAACTCTTCTAATCCTAACTCTTTTACTTTTTTAGACATTTATGTCTCCTTTTTATATTATATATCTATTATATCACTTGTGATATAATCGCCTGATCCATCTTCATTGTTATTAAAAATAATCATATTTGATTCTTCCTTTTAATATAGAAATAATGTAGAATTATCCCTAAAGAAAAAAAATAAAATACCTTTTTAATAGAGGGTATTTTAAAATTTTTAACAATATTTTATTACTGTTATATGTGCGTCTTTTTTGGCTTTGCACTCATTCCTAATAGATATATTTCTATGGTAACTGATTGTATTTCTCAATAAACAATCAATTAAAAGAATGCCTAACAGGCATTCCCTTTGTTATCATACCCATCAATTGTGGGAATTTTATAGCTCTTATTCTTCTTTGGACGCAGTGCTTCTGCTACTGCGTTGTCTCGTGACATAGTCACGTATTGGAGCTTGTACTCAAGCTCTTTTACTTTTTGATCCAACTCGCGAACGAGTTCTTGATCCCCTTGCTGAGTTAGAAGTAATTTTTCGATTACTTCATCTTTTCTAATAGAAGCCTTGATGGCTTCCGATTTATTTTCTAATATCACGTGGATGTGACTTTTATCCAAAGTAACTGTTGTGTTATTAGATGTTAAAAACTTAGCGAGTTCTTTATAGAACTCTCCTCTTTTTATAGACATTTTTTGTCTCCTTTTTGTTTTATCAATATATATATTTCTATGGTAACTAATTGTAATTCTCCCATTCTATGAATCTAAGCACAAGAAAGGTACGAGATTAATCTCGTACCTATACAATAATATTGTCTAAATCATTTTTTAAATATAACTTAAATAATGATTTAATACCATCATGTCCTGAATTTTGAATAATACTTTTATAATAATCTAGTAATTTAGACTTATTTGTCATACTTGCATCAAGAAGCGTTAACATATTATTAAATTTATTTTTCTTTTTTTCATTTGTAATAGTATCTTCAATATCAGACATCATAGTATTAAATGAACTGTATTGTTCTTGGCTCTTTTTTATTTGATTAATTATATTTGTCTGAAGATTATCATCAAATAAATCTAGAGCATCATGTAATCCTTCAACTTCATTTGAACTCAAAAACTCTTTCATGTAAATATATGGTAACGTATTCATAAAGAATCGCACTATATTTTTAACAAAGCTTAATTTTATTCTATATGGGGCTTCAAATAATTCATCTAAATCAATACTTAAATAAATATTTAAATCTTCAATTAATGCTTTTATATTTTTATTAAAAAATTTTAAAAACTCTGTCTTATACATATTGTCTAAATCTTCTTCAAATATAATATAATTAAAATCTTTTATATTTACATTTTTTATATCGTCGATTGTGTTTTGCATATAATAAAATTCTTCTTCTAATTCTATTTTAGTTGGCTTATCTATCTTAAACATCTATTCTCTCTTCTCTCTTTTCAGGTATATTTTATATATTAATGATTTCTATAGTACTTAAATATTATCTATCTGGATAATATTTAAGTACTTAAAATACTTAAAATACTTAAAATACTTAAAATATTTATTTCAATTAAATATTTTAATAAAATATAAAATGATCTTTAGCGATAAAGATAAAAGTTACCATAGAAATCAAATACAAATATTTCTATGGTATGTATTTCTATCCAAAAAGATCATTTTATTTTCTATCCAAAAAGATCATTTTATTATCCAAAAAGATAAGAAGTATATCGAGTACGATAGAAATTTTTATTATAGAAATAATACGTAATATTAACAAATTAGAAATAAAATACAAAGGTATATAATGAGAAAAGATAGTAAAAACCATAAGATGGATGTGTTAGGCTTAACTGATACAGATGTAGTTCATCAACAGACTTTATCTATACAAGAACATAATGCAGACACAAAGTATAAAATGTTAGCTAAAAATACATTTGGTAATGGTACTGTGCATTGTCCTGGATATTTTAATAACAAGACTAATTTTATCATTGGGGAACGAAATTCAATAATGATAATTGATAAAGGTCTTAAAATAAAAGAAAAAAATATAAGCGAGATTCAAGATTTTGATTTTATTTTATATCCAATTCCTTGTTTAAATATGGATACAAATTTTCAATTAGATTTTAAATTTAATGATAAAATAGAAACCATTCAATTAACCTTTGAATTTGGTGAACGTATCGGAAGATATTTAGCTAATCCCGAAATGTTAGATATCAGGACTGGTTTTTTAAGTGTGTTTGTTGATACAAAAAACGGGTTGAGTCTTAATAAAAATATTTTAATTAATTCAAATCCAAATTTTGTTTTAGGCATACTCAAAGGATATCATACGGAATGTAACACTCATGGTTTATACATATTGCCTAATGTTAATCTATATACTTTTACCACTATCTTAAATTATTTAGGCGCAAGTTATTCTATTAGAAATTCTAAAAATAATACAAAAAAAGTATATATTCAATTATCTGATGTATTTTCTTCTATACTACCTAGTATCTTTTATAAAAATGAAGCATATCTTATTGCCGATAAACAGGTTAAATTATTTAAAAGATATCAAATCGCAGAGAAGTTAGATGATTTTAATGAAACATCTTCAATACTTAGTAATATAAATTCTGGAAGAATATTATTGGTTCCTTTTAATTCTATAGAATTAAAAGAATTAGATTCAGATGATAGAGTTTATGACTTAACGAGTGAACGATTAGATGCAACAAATTATGCTATGAATTTCACACCATTTTTAAAAAATTCAGATGGAGATATTTTAGCTACAAGTGGGATATTTACGAAAAAAGCCTTAGTCGATTCAGAAGAATTTAGCCCTGATCATAAAGAATATTATAAAGATTTAAATGAAGGAAATATTAACCAATGGATTGCTGATGATGCAATCCTTGGGTTATACAACGCTACAAAGTAACATATAGACAAATAACAATAATTAAGGAAACAATAATGGATACAAAAGATAAAATATATAAAACTGCGCCGGTTGATGAGGATTCTTTCAACTGGAAGAAAAGAATTAGAGTTAATGATATTACAGATTATTGGATGGCTAGTCATGGTCGAGCAGAATTAAATGAAGATGAGACTTGTAGATTAACAGCTGTTTTACCGTACGAGAAAGATGGTAAATTAGCTACTCATCAGATAACTTTAACTGAACAAGTCAGAAGTCCATTAGAACTAATAAAATTAATGGAAGTTAAATACGCAGGAGTTCGTAAAATTGAATGGAAAAAATTAGTAGGCTGGTCAATGTCCAGTGCTACTTTTAAATATATAGTAGAAGATGATAAAGCAGTTGCTCCAACAGCAAGTGCTATTAAAAATATCAGAACTTTTGTGTTAGATATTGATTCTCATGTAGATAAAACTTTGAAAAGTGGAAGATTTCATTTTAATAGTTTTACGGAAAGTTCTAGAAGAATTACTGCAGCTTTAGCTTTAAATAAAATTAATAAAGTTTTTGTTGATTTAAAAATGGATTTAGAGCTCCACCCAAAAAAAGCTTATGCAACAGGAGGAGGAATTCAATTTATCATTGATTTCTCGCGACCTATAATTAAACCGGAAGCAGATAAAATATTTAAATATTTAAATATTGCAATTAAAACTATACCAAAATTTAATGTATATGGAGCAGATTCATTAAATACTATGAGAAAAATTGCTTTAGAATTTGATGCGTCAAGTACAGATATTGCACATACACAACGAATAGGTGGTACAGTAAATCCTAAAGAAGCATATGGTGGTTCTTTTGCTGAAGAAATTGTTGATTTTGATAATTCTGAATTACTTGATGCCGCATACGTTGAATGGTTAGATGTTTTAAAATCTACATATTTCACAAATACTGTTGCAGAGGATATAGAGAATATAGTTTTTCGACAAATTAATCAATTTAAAGAAAATTATAAAATTAAAACAGAAATGGATACAGAATGTCACAAAGCACAAAACCTTTCTATTTATGACCCATACGCTTGTCCTGATCTTGTGATTAATCCAGCTATGAATCCAGATGCTATAATTCACAGCTCAATGATTTCTTCTCAAACGAATGAAGTATTTCGTGAAGGAGATAAAGAAGTATTTGGAAACGCATCTGATTATGATATATTAAATAGTATAACAAGTGAACAACAAGCTGAGTTTATGAGTACAATGTTAACATTTAATAAAACTGCTAGTACAAGTACAAGAAAAGCTTATGTTTGTCCCTTTCATCCAGATGAGAATGGTAGTTTTTTTATATGGGTAAATCCGGATAAAAAAGTAGCTTATGCTAAGGATTTTCACGAGGGAGGAAAAGTTTATAATGTTATTACTTTAACAATGGCATTAAAAAATATGACTCGCGAACAAGCAACATATGATATAGCAGAAACTTATAATATAACAATAACTGATAAAGTTAAGAAAAAATTTAATAAAGATCAAGTACAAAACACAGTATTAGATCTTATTGATAAAATAAATACAACAGATTTTGTATATTATAGATTAGCAAATAAGAATCGATCATGTGTAATTAGAGCATTCGAACAAGGTCAAGCTTATGTGTTTGATGGGACTAGAATGCTTGCTGAACATATTTTATTAAATCAATTAGGAGTGATACATGCGGATGCTGAACTTCGAAATATGTTTCATGATTTATTTATAGAAAAGGTTTTAATAAATGCTTTTGAAGAATTTACACCAGGGATGTCTTATACATATGAACGAGATAATATAAAATTTATTAATTTATGGATTCCTGGAAAACAATATTTAGAAATTCACGAAATGGCTAAAATGATTGATGTTATGGATATCAGAGGAGCTTTGACTTTAATTGAAGAACGATTGCCTGTTATGTATTTTTATTTATGTCAAATGACACAACGCGGTTCGCTTGAATATTTTATCAATTGGTTAATTAATATGGCAAATTTTAATACTATGAGTATTCTACCAGTAATCAACACAGTACAAGGGACAGGAAAAGGAGTGTTTATTGAACACGTGTTAGAACATTATTTGAATCATGAATATGTTAATGTCGTAACATCTGGAAAGATTAGTGGAAATTTTAATGCTTTTATGGAAAAATCATCTTTAATTGTATTAGATGAAGGAAATTTTAGTAAGAGTCATGAGGTAGACAATTTAAAACTATTAACTGGAAATAAATATATTCAAATGGAAAAGAAGGGTGTTGATAGTGTTAAAATAAAAAGACATTTTAACTTATTGATGATGACAAATGGAGATTCTCCAATAGTTCATCCTAGTAATGATCGAAGAATTACTTATTTTAGATGTGATGTAACATTATTAGATTCTGTAAAACAATATGGATTTGAGACAATTGATGATTTTATTGTATCTTTAAAAGAAGAGGTTTCTGAATTTTGGGCAATTCTTGTAAAGACTGCTCCGAAGACGGAATGGTCTAATGCTAATCTAAAAGATAATCAATTTAACAAACAGATTCTTATGATGCATCCCTTTGGTAATTTATTAATTATGATGTTAAATAATGAGTGGGATGAAATCAAATTACAAATGAATGAAAACATTGATGATAATATGGTAATTACTGCTAATCTTGAAATGATAGATCATATAAGAACTGAATTTGACCAATCAGGTACTATAAATTTAACACTTATTAATAAATATATAAAAAGTTTAGTATTTAAAAGTTTCATTAGTATTCAACAATTTATCAAAATGAATGCTTTAGAAAAGAATGGTATACAAATTAAAAATAATGGAACAGCGGTTCTAATATATATAAATAAAGCAAAATTAAAAAATTTAATACATATGTCGAATAATTTAGGTAAATTATTTGAATGTTATAATGATGAAAATATAAATAAAACGTTAAGTTTAGTAAATTCTCATAATATTGAAGACGAACATACGGCAGAAGTTCTTCAAGATGTTGGTTTAGTCCCTATGACAAATACTGATCCTTTAGGATTAAATTTAAATATTGCTCCCAGCACGATCATACAATAATGAACAAATACATATAAGGGGACATAATGTTAAAAGTTTTAAATATAAATAATTTTATTAAAGATAATAAAATATTAGAAGTTACAAATAGACAATCATTTGATAAAACGGGAGCTGCAACAAGTGATGGATTATACAGTGAGATAATATTCGGTGTAACTAGTAGTGAGATAGGCAAATTATTTGGTTATATTAATTTATCTATTAATATAATTCACCCCAGTATTTTAGATACTTTGAATAAAGTAAGTACAATTTTTAAAAAGGTTGTACTTGGAACAAAAAAGGTAAAAATTGTAAATGGTGAATTAATTGAAGATCCTAATGGTAACAATGGACTAGGATGGTTATTTAATTCATGGAATAAAATTGATTTTAATATGTATTTACACGATAAAAATAAAACAGTTGTTGAGTATTTTAATAAAACACCAAGAGAGGATGTTTTTATTGATAAATATTTAGTTGTTCCTCCTAAATTTAGAATGTATAAACAAGAGCATGGCATAACAATCGAAGATGAGCTTACCATGATGTATAAAAGATTATTAGATTTAACTGGTGTTGGACAGCTTGAAAATAAATTAATGCAAGCAGTTCTTAGAAATAGTAATAAAGAATTAGAAATTCAAAAAAGTGTAATTGTAATATATGAATATTTCTTAAATCTTTTAGAAAAAAAAGATGGTCAGTTTAGAGGTAGTTTAATTGCTAAGCGCATTGATAACAATACTCGTTTAGTAGCAAATGCTCGACCAGATATGCCATTTAATTGTGCTGGATTACCATGGCACGTGTTATTAAATGTATTTGATGCATATATAGCAGGAAGTTTAAATAAAAATATATTATCTCAAGATTTTGCAAAACTTTTGAATGTTGATAAATTTTCAAGTACTAAATTTGGAACACACTTTGATTATATTTTTAGAAATGTTGATACATACACAAAAGCTAATCCAGGAAAAAGAGAATTATGGGTACAGGTTTTAAAAGAACTTTTTGAGTATCATCCAGAATTAAGAGTTTTATTAAAAAGAGATCCCGCATGGGATAAAGGATCATACCATTCTCTTTTTCCTGTAATTATACCAACTAATTCATTTCATGTTGTTGTGAACTCTTTATTATACAAGCCTCTTGGAGGGGATTCGTTTAATACTTCATTTACCACCGCAACTCAAGGACCAGTTATTGTTAGTAATAAAAATGGTAGTGTAAGTACCCAAACTAATAAAAGTTATACAATAAAAAGTTTAAATTCTATTTTTGACAATATAAAGGAAACTAAATGAACTTAAAATTTAACCAAGAATTTGTATATCCTGATGGGAAACAAGTTCCTAAATGGGTGGAAAATAGATTAAATGCTTTTCACACAAAATTAAAGATTGATACTGATAAAAATTTATCATATAAATTGTTGCAAGACGTAATAATTGATAATTTGGAAACAAATATTCTTCATCCAAAAATTAAAATTAAAAGTAAACTAGACAAAAAAGGTATTTCAAAATTAATTAATAAATTAGATGAAATGACTGATACAGGTGTTGAATTTATGTGGTATTATTATCTTCTTATGCAAGCCGGATTCACCCTTAGTACGGTTATTCCTAGTTCATTTCAACCAGAGGCTCTTGTACTTCCTAAAGAATTTATTAAAGAAAAAAATGAATTAGTTAAAATATACAAAGAATCAGATAAAACAACAGATGATGCTTTAACATTTCAAAAAAATATTACTGTGATTGCAGAGAAAGTTAAAAAATATTTTGAAGATAATGATATACATGTTGTAGATTTAATGAATTCCGAAGCTAAAGGTAATGTTAGTCATATTCAGAGCCTTTTATTAAGTGTTGGTCTTAGTATCAATAGCTTCGGGGAAATTAATGATGTTATTGATAACTCTCATGTGGAAGGAATTGAACAAACTCAATTCTTTAACGGCTCTAGTCAAGCAATACAAGCATTATATGCTAAGTCTAGTGAAACAGCTAAACCTGGATATCTAGGACGCAAATTGTCAACTGTAGCGGAAAGAGTTAAATTATCGAGCCAGTTAGACTGTAAAACTACAAAATATTTAAAAATAAAAATCCGAGACAAGAAAATGCTTCATTCATTTAATGGTCGATATTATAAATCAAAACTTGGAATTTTAATACAACTAAATGATAACAGCGATGTTATTGGAAAAGTATTAGAAATTAGAAGTCCTTTATATTGTACAAGTAAAGACGGAATATGTCATAAATGTTATAATGAATTATACATATCTAAAATGAAATTAAAATCAGGTGATAATATTGGATTGATGGCAAGTACCGGATTAACTGGAGCATTGGTTAATCTAACATTAAAGAAATCTCATGTAGGTGTTGGCTTAGATAAAGCCAACGTTGATTTTAGAGAAGAAATTAAAAGTTTATATTGATCTCATAATAACAAATAATTAAATACAAAAGGATAATACAATGGCAAAACGTAAAATGAAAGATGAAGAAATAGTTGGAGCTCCTGTTGAGAAAGCAGTTGAAAAAGTTGAAGCTCCTGTTGAAAAAGCAGTTGAAGTAGTTGAAAAAGTTGAAGCTCCTGTTGAAAAAGTTGAAGCTCCTGTTGAAAAAGTTGAAGCTCCTGTTGAAAAAGTTGAAGCTCCTGTTGAAAAAGTAGTTG